CTAATTTGTTCTTATTTGCTCCTTATTTTTCTTTGGAGTGAATGCCAAAATCTCTTTCTTTCTCCATCTCACTGCTCTACCTAGTTTATAGGGCTCAGGAAACTCTCCTTGAAGCACCCAATTGCGAATCGTTGTTGTGGATACGCTAAAAAGCTCCGCACATTCACGTGTCGTTACATATCTATCGCCATCATCAAATATCATCTCATTACCTTTCTCTTTTTTATATTAATTAAATGGGCGGGGATGCTCGGGAGGAGAAGAGCACCCCCATAAGTTTAAGCAGCTTTTGTCAAAATCTTTTGCATCTCTTGTTCTATTTCCCCTAAAAAGACTTCAACTGCTTTGTTAATCTCTTCAATGTGTTTCTCATCACGGAGGATGCGTTTGATTTTCATTCTCAAACCAGTAGATTTGCCTACAAAGTTTGGATTATAGCTCATGAAATGACACCATTTGCGTCCTGTGCATGCCATTTGGAATTGCATCTGCGCGTGATATTCAGGCTTGATTTCGTTATCCATAAAAAAGCGAAGATGAGTCGTTGATTGTGGACATTTGACTTCAATTAAACCGTCATCACCAACAAACCCATCAGGACTAGCCCCTGCCATTTCCATTTTTGGGTGTGGGATAAACCCGCATCTTGTAACATTGGTGTCATAAATGAGTTCATATTCTTTCAAGGCATTATCCTCATGTTCAATGCCCCATTGCATAGCAGGTGTTGTATAAGATTGACTTATTTCTCCTGTTAAGCGCTCTGTCATGAGTTTCATTTTGTAGTCTTCATATTTGCTTGTAGGCAAACCTTTTGCTGTCTTACTGAGTATGTTGTAAATGTTTGATGCAGTGACTTTGCCTAAGCGCGCTTGAAACCATTCTGCTGTCCTTTGTTCCATCTCACACCGCCGTTCCCTGTTCGTGTGGTGTTACTATATCGGCGTCTTGTATAGTAGAATCTGTTTCTACCTTTTGTTTGTTTTGTTTATCTTTCAAAAGATGTAACACCGTTTGTGCTTGTCCTTCAGACATATCGTCAAGCTTTTTGACTTTGACATAAGCAAGTATTTTTTCTTCTTCTGTATTTGTTTGTACCATAAGTCTTCTGATTTCATTGATCTGTTGCGGAAAAGCCTTTTTAATAGGTGCGTTCCCATCCGTATCATCATCTTCACTCACGACATTAAGAAGCATACCTAAGAGATATCTGCGTGCGTATGTGATTGCAGAACCAACCGATTGTATAGTTGATTTGCATCCTTTAGTGTCATAAGGAAACTTTCCCTCTGTTGAGATTTTATTCCCAGATGGATGTGTCAAAGTCATTTCTATAATTATACTGTCTGAACTCTGTTCTTTGATACGAGAAAACAAAGAAAACCGGTGTTTTGCAAGAGTATTCTTTACAGCATCAATGTACTGATCAAGGGTTGCATATTGGCTGTTGGTATGGGTGTTTGTAGAGTTTTTTTGTATTTTTTGATATTCTGTTTGCATATTCGAAAGATCACTGGCAAATCTTTCGTAGTTTTGCCTTTCTATTTCTTTTTCTCGTAAGGCAATGAGACGCTCGAGACGGTCCATATCGACGTCACTTTCTAAGGCTCTGGTTAAAATGCGTTCCATAGCAGTTTGTTTGGCTGCTAAATGATGTGTTTCTTCAATTTCTGTTAGGTTAGTGTTTTGTTCACTCATCTTGATTTCCTCCATTGCACGCAATTCTCCCGTGGCGTGAATCACGCTTGTTTTAAAAGTTGGTTGTGTGATTAGAAACGGCTTATAGAGATACTATAAGATTAGTCGTTCGTATTTTTTCATCTGGTCTTTTCTCCGGTTGATATGGCGTTATAGTCATCAACGTGTGCGCTACGGTAAACTTCTGCATCACCGTAAACTTTTGCTTCTCCGTAAATTTCTGCCTTATCGTAAACACGTGCTTCATCGTAAACGCGTGCATCATCATAAACTTTTGCACGCCCATGAACATGTGCATTGCCAAAAACTAACGCCTCACCAAAAACCTTGGCATAACCGTAAACCTCTGCATTATGGGAAACGCATGCCTCACCGTAAACGCGTGCACAACCGTAAACCTCTGCCTTACCGTAAACACGTGCTTCATCGAAAATAAGTGCACAATCGTAAACCTCTGCCCTACCGTAAACTTCTGCATCACCGTAAACTTTTGCTTCTCCATAAATTTCTGCACGACCGTAAACGCGCGCTTCATCATAAACGTGTGCGCTCTCGCAAACATGTGCATTATCGGAAACTTTTGCTTCATCGAAAACAAGTGCATTGCCATAAATACGTGCATCTCCAAAAACACAAGCCTTATACCAAATCCAACAATTGCCCTCATGGGATAAGTTGCCTTCGTGCTCTATAAAACCACCTAAATCACCAACTTTAATATCACCGAAGTTTTTCAATGCACGAATACGGCGGAGCGTTTTGCGCCCAATTTCGATTGTTTCATCAGTAAGTTCGTATTTCTTTTCCATGATTACTATTTCTTACGTTCTATGATTACGGTTGATCCACTAATTTTACAATCTCCACCAATGTCTACACGACAGCAAATATATGCTTGATTGTAGATTTTAGCATTTCCGTAAACGTGTGCACTTTCCCCTATAACAGAATTGCCATAAATCCGCGCATAGTCAAAAACCTTGGCATCCTCTCTAACAAAAGCACCATCAACTTCGGCATAATCAGAAATTTGTGCATTTCCAGAAATTTTTGCATCCCCATAAACCCGTGCATCATTATAAACTTTGGCATTATCGTAAACTTGTGCATTGCCAAAAATCCAACAGTTTCCCTTATGGCTTAAGTTGCTCCCTTTTTCTATAAAACCGCCGAGGTCCCCTTTTTTGATATATCCAAAGTCTCTTAAGGCTTTAATACGGTAAAGTGTTCGTCCATAAGCTTCAGTTTTTTCATCAGTCAGTTCGTATTTCTTTTCCATGATTATTGCTCTTAATGCATGCTTTGTCGTTTAAGCTCTTGAGAAAGCACACCAATTCCTTTTGCTGTGATTTTTGCGCAAGGAATATTTTTTTCTATTCCACTTGCGGTTTGGAGTGTGATAGTTGGACAATCCATAAGTTGCTTTTGGATTTTGTCTTGATAAGGAAGCAAATTTCCACCTGCTGCTCGTCTGTAAACCCAACCTTTTTTCTGTAAGAAGAGAATGAACTGTTTTGGTTGCATCTCGAGTATTTTAGCGGCTTCAGTGAGACCAAAAAGCCCTTCATTGCGTTGCAAGCTTTCAAGAGCCATAGCCTTTGGTTTTAATTCAGCAATCATATTATCTTTTTGTTCATTTTCACTTTTGAGATAAGTTAAAACACCAAGCATAACCTGAGGACTTGAATAATCGATTTGTGGTATTACTGCTTGCTTTTCCAATTCTTGCCAACGGTCTATAATCCTAGCACGTAATGTCATACTGTAACCTGAGACAAGAATTAAACATTCACGCTTGGGAAGATTATAACAAGGGAGAGTGCGACCTGTTGAATCTTTGTAAAAACCTACAAATTCACTCAGCCCAAATTTGGGCTCAGTACTTTTAGAGTGTAGCTCTTCAAGCATTTGCTTAATATCACGCATAACGTGTTTATGTTGTTTACTACACAATTCTGCAATTTCACGACTTGACATGGTTGGAACGGTTTGATTGTTAAAATTATTTTCTGCTGCTGTGATAAAATTATGCATGCTTCACTCCGTTCGTTGTGACAACATTGTCATTGTGCTTAATTTGCTGTCTTAGATGTCTTAAGAAATCTTCTAATGTTTCAGGATTTGAATAATCGATTTGCAGCTTTGCTTTTTTTTCGCATTCGAGAAAATGCTTACGAACTTGTTTACCTTTGAGACCAAGTTCACAAATGGCAATGTGTTTTGCCGTGTCTAAAGTGAGAGCATAATCTTTAAAAGGATTTCCGTGTGAGGAGTTTGATAATTTTTTAGTAGAAAGTACAAAGTCGACATCTTCTCTAAAACTAAGTTCTTTAATACAGTTTGTTATCCACTTTCTAAACTCGGTTTTTACCTCTAAAAAGGTATATAAATCACGAGCGCTAATAGTTTGAACCTTTTGATGTTGAATAATATTGTACTGAGTAGGAATAAGCTTTTCCATGATAGACCTCATATTGATGGGATTGAAAGGGGCGCTTGAGAAAACGCCCTCAGAATTTAAAGCACATCACAAGGACGCAAACGGTGTTGCTGTTCATAGGTCCCGTACATTTTATCATTATATTTTTCGTCTGCGATATCGTCTAAAAGCCTATGGTAAGCATTGCTTTGATAGATATAATAATCAACCTTGCTGTCCTCATCGAGAAAATCTATGTTTTGTTTTATATATGCTTCTGCAATATCTTCAGAGATATCTTCGCAACTGTTCTCAGAAGGATTTATGCGAAGGATTTGTATAGCATCATCTGCCTCGTCAACAATTGCTAAAGCTTGGTTTTCATCAAGTGGACCCGATTGCCCTATGTGTTGATCATCATTGTAGACAACTAATAAAATTTCATCAGAATTTATAAGAATTGGCTTATCCATAATTTCCCCTCCCTAACGCCTAATAGCGATTGTTTGTGTCAATGTAATTTAATCTACACCAGATCGGCTTTTGCTTCTTCGTGATATGTTGTTATAGAGGAGTATACCGTAAAGGATTATTATAGTCAAGTCATTTTATGCTAAAATGGTTTTTTATAAATGAACTTTAATATTTATTACGAATCGGTTTGGGTATTGTAGCGTTCAGTGTAGAGGCATGATACTTCCTAGTATCCCGTAAAAAAATAAATCAGTTAGCTGTATTTGAAATTTATATGCAGGAAAAATTGGGGCAGTGTGCAGACAGAGCCAATCGATGGGTAGATAACGCCGTAGTTTTTTTATAAAAACTGCGGACGAACAAAAAAACCCCGCTTCAGCGGGGCATACATAGGTTGTTAGAATATCTTATAAATATTTTTTTGCTGTTTCTCTTATTCTGTCTGCAAAATCATAAATATTATCTAGCGTTTCAATACCGACTTTTTCATCAATATCAGTATCGAAAAGGGCTAGTTGCTTACGTTTTCTGTTAAAGTGCAGTCGAACCAACGGCTTTCTGTTATTATTGTCAATTAAAATGGCGCAGTACGACTTTGCATCTCTGATAACAATACGGTCGGCAGAAATAACTTCACGCGCAATTGCCTTGACAATCATGAAGCCTTCAACTTCCTCTTCGGTCGTTATTATGGCATGTTCATTACCAATAGATGTAGCAATATTATCTTGCTTGTCGGTTTCAGTTGTTGTTTGTAAAGCGCTAGAAAGCCGACTTTTTACCGCATCAGATATTACTTCGCGAAACGCATTTTTAGTAACACCTGTGAGCATTTCTAAGACATTAGCAGTCAGGCGCCCTTCATAAACATCCGCACAAGCAACACGAACAAAACCTTCGGACGGATTTTCTATTTCTTTTTGGATGTTTTGTTTTATTCCAGATACATATTTGAGCTGCTCGGCTGTCACCAATATATTTTCAATATTAAATGCTGAGCGTTCAAACTTTTTAAGCTCTGTAAGTACCACAGTATTGTATTCTATTACATCAAAAGTAAGGAATGGCCTATTATCGAGCTTGTTTGCAGCATCAAGATCTGTGTAAAAATGAAAAAATCGACCATTTGTCAAAATCGCGAATTTAGCATTCGTTACACTAAAGTATCGATATAATTGACTTAAATGCTTTGAACTCAATTCGCAAGATATCGGTTTGCACTCAAAAAGAATACGTATCTCACCGTCTATACGGATAGCATAGTCAACTTTTTCACCTTTTTTACCAACGGCATCAGCAGTAAACTCGGGAATGACTTCAAGTGGATCGAAAATATCATACCCAAGTGCGCGCAGAAAGGGTAAAACGACCGCTGTTTTGACCGCTTCTTCAGTTAACATAGTATCTGAATGATTTTTGACTTTATCAGCTATTATTTTTAAGCTCTCGTCTACTGTCCCCATTCCCGCTTCTCCTTTGTTTTCAGGGTTTTCTTAAAATCCAAAGAACTTTCCCAACTACACGAATCTCCTCTCCATCAGTTGCCCCATTTATTTTGATAGGTTCTTGATGATTGGGTTCAGTACTTTCAGGCCATAGTTCAAATCCACTAATAGTTTGACGTATACGTTTAGCTGTACGCTCAATCATTTGACCATTGAATCGGCTGCGTTCAACTATCACGAGATCGTTAGGTTCCACATTAATGCCGGCTTTTATTATGTCTACGCAAATAAGTTGATCACCATCACGAGCAATTTTGTTAAGGCAGTTGCCCTCGATTTTTAAAGCAAATTGAAAGTGAGCTGGGTATTTCGAGGTGCTGGGTACATATTCTATGTCATCAAATCCAAAATCCATATCTTCGACCGACATCCACGAGCTAGCAGCAACTTTTCCTATCACCGGTATCATTCCAATAGCATTAGATATGGGATGTATTTCCTCGTTTTCTGGGAAAAGAAGATTAAATGGCTTTACACCAAGATGTGGTGCTAACTTTTCCGCCCACTCTTTGGTTAATTTTCGCTCACCTTTTTCAAGCCGTTTTATTTGAGGTTGCGTGGTACCAGCTTTTTCAGCCAATTTCACCTGTGTGAGTCCCAAATCTTTCCTCAATTTTTTAATTATATGCATGCTCTAAACCTTACACCAAGACTGCTTATTTAACAAAATCCATAAAGGTATTTTTTATTGACTAAAGCAGTCCTTTATGGTATTTATTTGAATTATGGAAAAATTGAAATCATATCTCACACGAAATAAACTATCTCAAGCCGAATTTGGGAAGCAAGTTGGCGTAGCACAGAGTACGATTAACAGGTATTTACGCGGCTTGCGGTTTCCTGAGCCTGAAATTGTCTTAAAGATTGAAAAGACAACCAATGGTATTGTTCGTCCCGTTGACTGGTATGTCGATTTATACCCACGCCCCTCTCTTGAAGAGGTAGGCGTGCCACTGACTACAGCTGATAACAAACACCCACAGCACCATTCACACTCTTAAAGAAGAAAGATCATGAGAAACGGGATATTGAAGAAACTCTACGCACGGATCTGTAGATTAATAGGTTGTAATACGAAAATTGAGAATGGAGATAAGTTTGTGAAAGAATTTATACAAATACCGGATCGTGATTGTAGCATAGAAGATCTTATAAAACGACATAGAACTCACACAACAATTCTTGCAAAACGAGAAGAATGGCATAAGTCACAATTTGATAATTGGATGAGATGGCATGAAGCAACTCTTGCAGAGCGAGATAAGTCAATTGAACAACAGCAAGTAGTACTTGAAAACCTATCCTCTTTAATTAAGCAAAAAAATGAAACGCTATACAGCCAAAGGCTAAAGTTAGCTTCACAGATGAAAGTTATTGATGAATTAAATAATAAAATCATTGAGTTAATTAACAAAAAAGAAGAACCTGGATTGCTGGATTTTGCTTTCGCAGGAGAATGCTTTTAATTTTGGCATCAAAAAAACCACAAATGAGGATTATCAGCCAAAAAGGAATATTCAGGGCCAAATTCATCATATGTATCTTTTGAGCGTGGATATGAGGCCCAAAAATGAACAGTGAATGTTTCCTCTGGGTTAACAATCGAAGTGTGGTCAAGTGTAAAATTTGCAATGTTGCGAGAATTAGGCTTACGGCAGCTAATTATGAAATCTAAAAAAGTATAGCATTTAGCACGTATAATAAAAAAGTTCAAAGCGAACTCTGATGAAGCATTTGATTTTATATTTTGGGGACATAAAGCAATGAGTTTTGGAGTTGTTCTTTTAATGACAAGGTGTTCACCTGAAGTTTTAGATGGCCATCTAACGAAAGGGCAAGCATTTTCAACAAACTTAAAGGGACTTTTTTTCGATATGCGTATATTCCTTATCATTATATCTTCTCTAGTAAGATTTTTAATGCACAATTTCACCCTAACACGTGAAGTGCCTTCATATTTTTGTGGGAAGAATACTGCCTTCAATTTCAAATATGGTCCCAAATCCCGTGCTTTTTTATCTTCTAATAGAATAGCTGTCTGGGTTTCTGATGCTATAGTTTGTCGTTGGAAGATTTTAAGTTGTTTTTTTAAGCTTAGTTGTTGCACAAAAAGTGTCACCATTCCAGTAACTATCGTAGCAATTATAGGAGCAATCGTAAGATTATCTCTTATCCAGTGCAGCAAAAATGCAGCACTATCATTTATCGGTTGCAATAAGAATATAACCTTATCAACTATCCATTCTTGCATCATAGCTCCCCCCAATTTTTTAGAATCGTTGGGAGAGTACTTTTTCAAAAATATTTTTTCAAGACAGGCAATTTCTAAGCACTCTGTCACAGCGCACGCATAAATACGCAACAGCCTTAAGGGGGGATTATGATCACTAATTTATATTTAATGAAAGAAGGGGGCGCGCATGTCTAATGCAATGCCATGGATAAGATTCCATTTGTATGACTGGATAAGTGGTACAAGTGGAATGACATCTGAACAACGGGGGGTTTATATAACCCTTCTCGTTTGCATGTATGAAAAAAAAGAACCACTTAAAACAGATTTTCAAACGCTTGCACGCGTTTGTCATTGTTCGCAGAAAAAATTTGCAGCTATTGTCGAATACTTAATGAGGAATAATAAACTTATCCAAACAGATGATGGTTTGTGGAATTGTCGTGTTGAGGAAGAGTTAAAAGATTTTTCTGATAAAAAAGAGCACATATCGCAAGTTCGTAGTGAGGCTGGTAAAAAAGGTGCACAAGCAAAAAACAATACAAAACAACATGTTAATAATTTTGCTGAAGCAAATAATAAGCAAAACGCTTTTTTTGCTGAAGCAAACGCTAAGCAAAATCAAGCTATAAAGAACCAGAATAAGAATATATATAAAAAAACTAACACTATCGTGTTAGCAAAAAAAGAAATTGGTTCTGAAAATTTAGAAACAAACGAACAGGTTGACGAGCCAACAGAGGTTGCTGCTTGCGAAAACCAACCAGAGCAAATCACAACGGTATTTGAAAACCAACCTCCCATTCACGAGCAAGAGAACGTTTCCCAAAAAGCAAAACGAGCGAAAGCTAATCGCGGTTGTCGATTGCCAGAGGATTTTGAACCTAATTTGCAATACGCAATCGATAAAGGCTTAACGCATGATGAGGCGCTGTTAGAAACCGAACGGTTCAAAAATTTTTGGCTAGCAAGATCAGGAAAAGATGCAACAAAAACGGATTGGCAAAGGACTTGGTACAATTGGGTTACAAGCCGAAATGGAACTTTAGCCAAGAAAAAAGAAAAGGAAAAACAGGCAGGTGCAAACAATGAAAGATTTTCAAAAAATCAAAGAACTAGTGGTGGTACCGGAGAAGCAATCCGTAATCTTATCGGTGCAACACAGCTTAGTGATACCTCTACAAGATACCGTGCAACAGATGGTACAATCTGTAACTCGGGAGTACCCATGGACCTTGAAAAATGGCATTCAATTGACACCAGCCCTAGAGAAACAAGCTTTAGAAGCTTATCAGACGGTTCAGAACTTACTCGCCTTGAAAGCATCTGTTGAAGACATTGCAGAGGCTCTTGATGTGCTTGAAGGTGGTTTGACAATGCAAAAAGTTGCTAATGGAAATGCTCGCGCTCGCGCCTATGTTGTAGCTCTTGACGGTGTTTCGCTATGGTCTTTGTTGCAAGCTGTTAAAAATCTCGTGCGTGGTGAAGCGGAAGGTATGTCAACAACATTTGTACCATCTTCTGCTGATCTTGCGAAGTATTGTCGTGATATGGAGTCTGTTCTCTATGGTGCTGCTGAGAAGATATTCCTAGCTGTTGAAAATACACGCAACAAGGCATTGGGAGGTAAGCGTATTTCATTCATGAGAATAGGCAAGCTCGATTCCGATGCTTTTGAAGAACAGCATGGCAAAGCAGCTTGAGACAGCAAAATAGTGAAAAGTGGTGATTGTTTTGGGATTATATATGCATTTAAATCGATAAAAAGGTACCGTACAAAGCGATTTAGTAATTTTTTGATACAAACAACATAAGGAATTAAAAACGCTTTGTACGATCAAATTTGAGGCAAATAGACCAATTGGTAAAATTATGGACTAAAAGCATGGGAATATTAAAAGATCTGTTCTTAAAAAAACGTAAACAGCCAATGAAAAAAGAGTTTGTTGCAACAGCTGTTGGTTATGTTCCTTGGGGGGACGGAGCAGCTGAGTATTTTTACAATCTCTACGAATATGAAGATGGCACAAGAGAGTGTGAAAAGTTTGATGGTGGGCAGTATTATACCACACCAGAAAATGCGGATTTTAGTACCAAAGCGCAAGTGAAAGCATGGGTTTATGGGGGTGATGTCCCTAAAAGCGTTCTGAATATCGAACCTCTCATAGACGAGATCAACAGAGAGATAAAAAAATTAACAGAAACTTCTGAAAAAACGATGATTAGATGCTAACTCATATCAGGAACAACTTGACAAATTTTTAAAAGCCATTAGGTTATGAGGCAGGCTTAAAACACCTGTAACCAATCGGTTCAACAGTATCCCGAAAGATCTGTTGCCCTTCATTTTATTATTCCAGGGTCTTCACGTGTATGTCCAAGGGTAACCTAAAGATGTGAAGGACTGAATTGGTTCGGTTGTTTTAGCCCTGGATACTTAAACTTTTAAAACAAAGGAACCAATATTATGAACACACTCATTAAAATATCAGAAAAAATTATTGAACAAGAAATTGTGCAAACGGTCAATGCGCGTGAGTTACACGCATTCATGGAAATAGGAAAACGTTTCGCTACTTGGATTACAGATCGTATTAATCAATATACATTTGAAGAAGGTAAAGATTTCATAAAAACACAAGATTTGCGGTTCCCAAAATTGGGAAGCGCAAAATCTAGAGCTGTTACAGCAATAGAATATCATCTCACTCTAGACATGGCGAAAGAGCTCTCAATGGTTGAACGCAATGAGAAAGGTAGACAGGCTCGACGCTACTTTATTGAATGTGAAAAGAAACTAAGAAACCAAGCTGTTGATTATGATAATGATACGCGCTTTGATGATTTTAATTATCTTCGTCAATATGTTTTGACAAATTATCCTAAAATCATGGGTATAATCTTTGGTCGTCTTTTAAAAATAGATGAAATCGAAAAAGAACTTGATCATTATAAATCAGTTACAAAAGAAGCTAAGCGCATTCTAGCAAGGTCTGTAGTAAAAGCTGCTTAGACTTAAAACATGACTCCCCTCCCTGCCTTCAAACGTGGGAAGGAAGTTAAGCCGCGTTTTTGATTGTAATAACGACTTGCTTGCCAAGAGCACTCAGTGTTTGCTCTAGTGTTTGAAGCTTAGTTGGATAATTGGGATCAAGAATGCGTCTTGCTTCTGTTTCTTTTTTACCCAAACGATTAGCCAATTCTGTTTTTGTGATATTCGCTTCATTAAAGGCTTCTACCACTGCAAGTTTAAGAGCATTCCACGCATCTACCGTAACCTCTATAAGGTCTTTATATTGCTGTGGTACTGGTAAAGGTAAACCGCGCATAGGATAGCTCCGTAATGCTAACCCTAAAGCTTCAACAGCATTCTCTAATGCCTCAGTTCTATTTTCTCCAGCTGTTATTGCTTCTGGTACATCTGGAAAGGTTACAATAAAACCACCATCTGGATCAGATTCCAGTTTTGCTTGATAAGTATATTCCATGTTTTGGTCTCCTCGCCATGATCGAAATGTTTTTGAAACGAAAAATTAAAGCCGTCGAGAGAGTAACTCATATCCCCAACTGCTTTTTTATTATCTTCACGTAAAGTGGAGTCAATTCACCAGATTTTATAACGGTTGTTTTATCTCCAAAAGTTACCAAATAATGTGACCCTTTACCTGCATCAGGAGCTTCACTGTAATGAATGCCTCTTTTTCTGGCTTCTTTACGTAATTCTCTAAGCAGCGCTTCTCGTTTCATTTAGCTTCCCCCTTTCTTCATAAAATGAAGATCGCACAAAAAGGTTCGATAGTCAACAATAAATCGAACAAAAAAGTTTGATACAGACTCTTAATGAATTGAAAAGTTAAAAGCAGAAATAAGAAAGCCGTGCCATTTGTGTGACATGGTTTTTTGATGAATAATTTGTCAAATAATATTATAATGTAATACTTTAAAAAACTGTTATTAATTTACTGAATTATTTGATAAAATACGCAAATTATGCTAAGATTTTTCATGTATAATTTGCAAATCTAATGGGGCTATAAATATGCTAAATAAAGTGACGTTAATCGGACGCCTTGGTGCTAATCCCGAAAGCAAAACAATGAATTCTGGAGCGGAAATAGTCAATTTTAGTATAGCGACTTCTGAGAGCTATACAGATAAAAAAACCAATCAAAAAATAGAAAAGACAGAATGGCATTCCGTTGTAGTTTTCAATCCACATTTGGCAAAAATAGCGCTTCAATATTTGAATAAAGGTTCAAAGGTTTATGTAGAAGGCAAATTACAGACACGCAAATGGCAAGATAAAAACGGTCATGATCGTTACTCAACAGAGATTGTCTTACCACAATTCAAAGGCGAATTGTATTTGCTTGATGCAAAGAAAGAACAATCGGCACCCCCTACCCCTTCACCTATTACTTCTCAAAATTATGCTGTTGCTTCAGGAGCTAAAGATTATAGCGCACTCACTAATAATGATAGCATACCATTCTGATTGAAAAAAATATGACAAAAAGAAAAAAACGTGCAAAACGTGGTCGTCCACGGATTAAAGGATGTATCAGAGAACCAAACGGACGCATCTCACGAGCCAAAACACCGCATGAACCCATGGATAAATTGGCACTTGAAATGCGTGCCAAACGCTTTGGCTTGACCATAGAAGAGGCTAAAAATCCGCTTTCCGGTACTTATATCGGGCGGCTTTATTTGCAAGGCGAAATCAATCAAGATCAATATGATGCTGCGCAAAAATATCTTGAAGTGAGAAACAATTACCTCTGTGCAAAAGCGTTACCTAATGCTGTTTATGATGAAATGCCTACAACTTCTGATGACAAAGCAAGAGAGAAATGGGTACAAATGGCAACAAAACATCTTTTAGCTGTAAAAGATGTTGTTCAAGAAGCACAATGTTTATACCGTCAATATAACCTTCATGCCGCATTACAGTATCTTGTGATAGAAGATCAATCACTACCATATCTTGTTAATTCTCTGCGTATTGTGCTTAACGCGCTTCATAAACACTTTATGCAAAACCGGTAGTTTTCAAGCAGCGTCTTGGATATTAATGGCAATCTCTTTTCCAAGAGCAATGAGTGTGGATTCTAAGGCATCTAATTTGGTTGCGTGGTTTAAATCCAACAATCGGTCAATTTGTATTGGATGAAGTTTTAAAAGACGTACCAGATCAGCTTTGCGTAAGTTTTTTTCAATCATAGCGTTATGTATTGCAATTTTTAAAGTCACCAATGAAGATACTTCAACAAAAGGATAGGCAATATCACGATGTCCAAAGGGAATAGGTTCACGATCTTGAAAACGCCCCATAATGACTGTTAAAAGTGCATTTTTAGCCTGTTCCAAAGCCTCTTTTTCATCGTTACCATAGGTAATAAATTCCTGAAAGTCTTTAGAGACGACCAGAAGAGTATCATTGTCATCTTTGATAAATTTGATTGCATATTTCATTTACACCTCCATATTCAGGCTTATTTTAGGTCAAGATCTTTAAGAATTTTCTGGACTAATCCTGTTCCTAATTCTTTTCGCGTACCATGCATAGGTAAAACGGACTTTTTAGAACCACGCTTTACAAGCAAATGCCCTCCCTTCCCTGAAGTAAAACTGCAACCATGCTTTATAAGATATCTTTTCAATTCTTGACTGTTCATTATAATAATATAACATCTAAAATGTTTCAACACAACATAAACGTTGTGTTGAAGAAAAATAAAGAACATCTTTTAAAACACCATATTTAGGTAAAAAAATAAAAAAAATACAAGATCATGTTTTTTTGTTGACATGATGTGAAAAATCATATTTAATGACGTCACTGCACTAGTTGTATTGTGTCTAAAATTCAAAATATTCCCTAAAAATTCAGTAAAATGTGAACTTGAAACGTGCCTAGAAAGCCCTGTTTTCTTGCTAATTCTGGCTAATCAATTTTTCACAGAATAAAAATCAATATTTGACTAATGATGTCATTAATTATGACTCAAAAGGAGCAATGATGAAAGCTGTCATCACTAAGCCAATGTGTGTTGTTGGAGACAATAAAAGCACTGTTCGCTTTGAACCATCAACACCCAATAATCCATTTGTTGAAATTTCCAATCAGGTCTATGCACGTCTCAAACGTGCCAATGCTGTAAAACCTTTTGTTGAGGTTAAGACAACAGCAAAGCTTGAAAAACCAGTTAAACAAGTTGAGAAAGTAGAAAAAGAAATTGTACAAACATCAACTGAACCAGTGGTAGAGGAAATCGCACCAGAACAGCCAAAAGCATCTAAAGCTTCCAAGCCATCAACACCTACTCCCAAAAAAGCTTAGAAGTTGAAATTAATCATCCGCCAAAAATGGTATCTTCAACAACTGAAGGATACCTTTACAAGTCTTCAAGCACCACGCCTTAATTGGGCTTTGCGGAATGCTCTAAACACAGCAGCAAAGCAAGTCGAACGCTTTGCAGAAAAACAAATTGCCGATGTTACATCAGCCAAATCAAAGCGTATCAAGCGAGGCGTTTATATTAAAGAAAAGGCTACAGCAAAACTTCTCGAGACAAATATCATTGGTTCTGGAACACCGATACCTCTTAAATTTTTTCAAGCAAGAGAAACAAAACGCGGTGTAACTTACAAAATGTTTGGAAAGAAAGAAATCTTACCTCATGCTTTTATCAAAGGTGGGAGTTTTCCAAAGCGTGTTGAATTAAAAAAGCTGAATGGTAATGTCTTTCAAAGAGTGGATGGAGATCAATTCCCCATTGCAAAACAAGAGGGCCCCTCAATTGCTGGGGTGATGTCCAAACCAGACATTGCAAATGATATCGCAGAATATGCCAATGAAAGATTAATCAAAAATATACAGTACCAACTTGCTCGTCAAGAATATGCCGCCAATAAGAAAGCTAAATAATGTTCTTATGCTATGCCTATGTATTACATACTACGATGTTAATTTTGAAAGCAAATTATCGCTTATACTTCGCTTTTTCCAGAAAAAATTCAATAAAATCAATGCAAAAGGTACTTCCAAGCGGGTTTGGTCTGTTGCGGGGCAGGACAGCGCGAACTATCGCTAGCGTTAGAACTTTTCAAATTGACTGTACATTGTACATTTAACTTATTGATAAATAACAAAATTAATATGTACTCATATACACACTGTTCAATATAGGATTATTTTTTAGAAAAAGATTACATTGCCGTTTGACAATATGGCGGCAATATGAATTTGAAGAGATAAATGATTTTATAAAAACACAAGATTTGCGGTCCTCAAAATTGGGGAGCGCAAAATCTAGAGCTGTTACAGCAATTAATCATCAAGTCTCACTCTAGACAGCCTTCCCTGATTGAACGCAGTGAAATAAAGACCCAAGATCGTCATTATTTCATTGAGTGTGAAAAAAAATTAAGAAGCCAATTTGTTGATTATGATAATGACATACGCTTTGATTTACCAAGCCATTGGAAATGGCATGAATCCTACTGAAAAAGCTTTATATCTTTTAGGTCCTATCCATGTTCGTCTTAATCTATCCTTCCAGAGTAAACGAAGAAAACAGGAAATATAAAGCCTTAATTGAAGAAGCAAAGCAGTTTTTAACAAGATCTATAGTAAAAGCTGCTTAGTTTAAAACATGATCTTATCTTCTCCATTTTCAGCACAGAAAAGATGTTAATTTAAGTAATGAGATTAGAAAAAAATGTTTAAATTATTTATTACTATAATAATTGTTGTGTTTTCACAGCATGTCTTTGCCGATGACAATGATAATAATAAAGTTTATCGAGCGGCTATGCAGTCTCCTGAAGAAGTAAAACGTGATGGCGGTTTCCTACCACGAGGGATGGATGGAACACGGCCTAATCAACCTCCACCAGATATAAGTTTATGGAATCATGTACATGGAACTGCAACAGGAATGTCACGCTATAATTCTGGCTATGTATCTACAACAAGATACTACTCTATTGCAGCTAATTGGATATATGATTACCTTAATCATGATGGTTATATTTATCATATCAGAGTTACCCCTAATTTCATTGATGTTAATGCATCGTTAGGGAGATTTTCTCCATATGAACATGAGCGAGAAGTCGCTGCATTGGGTATAATTCACTGGGAACAAATTATTGGGTGGCAAAGATCGAGCGGGGGAGTTATTGGTCCATTTGTTCGGAATCCGGATTACAGAGAGCAATTATATGCGGGCCTTACATCAGGAGGAGCTCAACCGCAGCTAGCCGCTTTCCCTGTTGAACATCAAGCTTGGAATCTAGCGCCATGGGTTACATATGCTCACTGCCAATTAAGATCATTCTGTTCCCCCATAAAATCAGCACAGATTTTTGGAACGGAGTGGTTTTGGAAATCTTATTACGCTATACTTGCAACACCATTTATTTATCTTGATTAAAATAAGATTACAAACATATCTACTTATACCGTAAATTATATATTTTATTTTATAATAACACATAAATAAAAAGAATAATCTTATTATTCATATTGTAAAGCCTCGTTCTTTAGAGCGTAAATATAAAAACAAATACTATAAACCATTGGATGTAGGACTTGCTGCCTATAGAACCGCCTATAAAGTGGATTACATAAGCAATCAGCAGTAGGAACTCACCGAAAAAAGCCAATCTACTTATATATTAAAAATCCCAGAAATCTTTATCCTTTAGGGTAAGGATAATATTAAATTCTACTAATTTAAATTTTAAAGGAGAAAACAATTATGAAAATTAAAGAAAAAATATTTCTACCCTTGATAATGATAATATTAATGATAAAACCCTCCATCGCTGGACCTTATGTAGAAGAGGGTCATATAGATTTGGTTAAAATGGATATGAATACATATTACTGTACTTTACGAATTAATGAACAGTTAGGGAATTGGTACTGTAATAACATTGCTGGAAAAGCCATGTTTGATTTGGCTAAAATAGCTCACATTCTGAATAAGCCAGCAAAAGTAACATTTATGAGCGGTTACGTTGAATCGAAAGCTGTGTTAGGCATTACTCTAGAATAACGTCAATATAAATTTACGTGTGCTGCTACCCCTGCAAATACTTTAGATATTATTTTCCTCTACGCTATAGTAAAAAAAATGAGTTTACAGGTGGAAACTATTTTTTCACAAACATAGTTTTTACTGCTTGACAATATGGCAACAATGTGTCTACTGTTGAATCAGGTGCCTAACAAACACCTTAGAACCATAAGCGGATTGGTTACCGAAATAATCAGTCTTCTATACATTAAAGACTTTGACTCATTATATGCTACATGCGTATAATAATATCTGTCGGGTGTGGTTACGCTATACAATACCCTTGCGGGGAAAGTGTAACGACGGACTTATGGCCGTGTTTCTTAGCGCCCGGCACTTTTCTAGAGTGTCATTAAGAAACGTCTAACCATAAGGAATTCATTATGAACACACTTATAGAAATTAAAGAAAGCACTGCTAATAGTGCTACCACTCAGACTATGTCTAGTCGTGAGATTGCTGATTTGTGTAAAAAACAACACACGCATATTATGCGTGATATTCGAAAAATGTTAGGAGAATTATATTCTGAAAATACTGAATCCAAATTTGGACTGAGTAAATTTACTGGGTTATACAAAGATTCAACAGGTCGGACTCTCCCTTGTTATAATCTCCCCAAGCGCGAATGTTTAATTCTTGTTTCAGGTTACAGCACTGCTTTACGAGCTAAAATCATTGACCGTTGGCAAGAATTGGAAAAACAAGTAGCAATACCGCAAATTGACTATTCAAGTCCTCAAGCAATGATAGGCTTTTTAAATCATCTACAAAATCAAATCGAGCAAAAGGATCATGTTATTTCTGAGTTAGCACCAAAAGCAAAGGCTTTGGAAGGCTTAAAACGATCAGATGGGCTGTTTGGTCTTATTGAAGCAGCAAAGATGCTTGAAGTGCGACCTAAGGATTTAACGGATTATTTGCGAAAACATGATTGGGTGTATCGGCGTGCTCCAGGGGCGCCTCTGTTACCTTATCAAGATAAGATCAAAAAAGGATTCATGGATTGTCCTGCTATCACCATCCAAAGACCGGATGGTACAGAAAAGGTGCTACCCTCAACTAAAATTACACCAAAAGGATTGGCATGTTTGAGAGAAGAAATCCATGGGGGTGTGCAATGAAGGTAGATACCAACTTCTTATGTGATTTGTGGATAACGTTGTTTCAGTTTGTAAATTGTGAATATGTAGATGACAAAAATTGTAGTGCTCTGGTTGACATCATGGGTGTGGTGGAAAGAGCTTTGATTTTAAAACTTCAAGATGAGGTGCCAAATATTACAAAGATTCTTGCAGTTCTTACAGGTTTTGGAACTTCAGAACTACCACATAGCATGAATCCGTTATTGCAGGCTTATGCTCCTACTTTGGAGAACCCCATTAAAAAGGTTGCTTAAGTTAAAAAACAAAACTCCCCTCCCCGTTCTTAAAATGGGGAGTGGTTAAACCCTACATTCAAATTTATTGATTTTGGCAAATTCGTCTGCTTTTTCAGTTTGTAATATACTAACGTCGTAAGCAGCTTGCATGTTAAGCCAAAATTCAGCAGTGGTATCAAAAAAATAGGCTAATCTTAGTGCTGTATCGGGAGTTATTGGACTGTTTTCAGCAACAATCCGTTCTATCCTCGTGCGTGGAACATTCAATGCTTTTGCAAGAGCATAAGCGGAGAGAGCGTATTCTTTTAAATATTCCTCCCGTAAAATTTCTCCGGGATGAATAGCAATATAATTTTTCATCTCGACCTCCTACAGATCAATGATAATCTACGATTTCAACTTCATAGGCGCCATTAGAACGCCACTCAAAACAAATACGAAACTGGTCATTAATACGAATAGAATATTGACCTTTACGCTCTCCTTTCAATGCTTCTAAACGATTTCCTGGGGGACTGCGCAAATCTTTAAGATCAACTGCTTTATCAAGCATAAACAATTTTCTTTGGGCTATACGGACTAGAGTTGAAGGAAAGCCTCTGGGCGGATTGCCTTCTAAAAGATCTTTACATCGCTTATCCGCAAAAGATTCAATCACCAAATCACCTTCATTCGTTCTTTTATGTATCATATCACGATACTAACCTAAAGAAAAGGATGGATGTTGAAAAATATTTAGCAAAAGAGATGGAAATGAATAAGAAGCATCGTGATGGTCTCTCGGTTCGAGCCTTTGCGAAGAAGATGCGTGTGTCGCATAATGCGGTTGTTTCTCGAATAAAAACAGGCAAATTTAATGAAGCTGTTTTTCCAGATGGTTCAATTGATGAAGCTCTTGCAACAGCGATATGGAACCAAAATCCTACCAAGAAAGCTCATCAGAAATCTACACGAATTAAACAGGATTCCGTGAAAGCAGCCAATGAATTTGAGATCAAATTGGAGCGAATGCAGGTTGCGCTAGCAAAAGAAAAGATTGCTCTGGAAAAGTTACGAGAAACAACTGTTGATCGTGAAGAAGTGAGAAAAGAAGCATGGAACTTTGGAAGAGCGCATCGAGATACAATGCTCAATTTTGCCTATCGCTTTGGTGCTGAAATTGCCGCACAAGTGGGATGTGATGCTGCTAGCCTTATTGGAGCTATCGATCATCATATACGCAAAGCTTTAATGGAAAATGTTGTCCCTGTTTCTTTTCACGATCCTGATATTTTAGAAGAGAAAACAGAACATGACAAATGATGCTTCTCCCCCATCATCTGGTGCTGGGCTCTTTTTTTCCTATGCGAATGAAGGACGCCGTCCTGACCCGCCTTATACTGTTTCTCAGTGGGCTGATAAAAATCGTTATTTGAGCACAGTCACAAGTGCAGAGCCTGGTCTGTGGAGGACGATGCGTACCCCCTATTTGCGTGAAATCATGGATAATCTTTCTGTTTATGATCCGACTGAAACAACCGTTGTGATGAAGGGAGCTCAGGTTGGAATGTCGGAAGCAGCGTTGAACTTTTGTGGTTATGCCATTCAACATAGTCCAGGACCGGCACTGTATGTGATGCCGACAGTTGAGACCGCTAAGAAACTGTCAAAGTCTCGTCTTGATCCGATGATTTCAGCGAGCCCTGCTTTAAGTGAACGCATTGCCCCTGCTCGTGCACGGGACAGTGGAAATACAATGTTTTCAAAGGAATTTTATGGGGGAACATTGATGATTACAGGAGCAAATAGTGCTGCTGGTTTGCGTTCTTCTCCTATTCGCTATTTGGTTTTGGATGAAGTCGATGCTTACCCATTGAATGTGGATAATGAAGGCGATCCTGTAACAATTGCTGAAAAACGAACCTCTGCTTTTATTCAACGTAAAATTTTTAAATTGTCCACGCCAACACACCGTGACACAAGCCGTATAGCCAAGGATTTTATGCTTGGTGATCAGAGATATTACAATGTTCCTTGCGATGCGTGTGGTACGCTACAACCGATTGTTTGGTCACAAATCAAGTGGCCAAAAGGCGCCCCCGAAAAAGCTGTTTTTGTTTGTGCGCATTGTGGTCATGAACATGCCGAGCATCGCAAAGCGACCTTAATGGCGGAAGAAAACGGTGCTTGCTGGATCGCAACACAGGAGCCAAGTAAGCCTCGTTTGCGTTCTTACCATATTTCAGCGCTTTATTCGCCATGGCTGACTTGGGGCGATTGTGCGCGCGAATTTTTAAGAGCCAAAGAAGACCCTGCTCTTTTGCAAGTTTTTATTAATACAGTTCTTGGAGAGCCATGGGAAGACAGAACAGGCGAAGTCATCGATACCGATAGTCTTTATGCAAAACGCGAAGATTATCCCATTGCACCAGAACAAGCCGTGTTGTTGACAGCAGGTATTGATGTGCAAAATGACCGATTAGAGCTTGAAGTTGTAGGATGGGGGCGTGGTGAAGAAAGCTGGCATATTGATTATCAGGTCATCCCTGGTGATCCCTCTTCTTTTGAAGTATGGGACCAGCTGGATGAATATCTTACAAGACGCTGGCCGCACCCTGGTTACAAAGATGGCATCAGGATAACAGCTGCTTGTATTGATACCGGTGGTGGACACACACAAGCGGTTTATAATTATGTGCGCCCGCGTGAAGGACGGCGCATCTGGGGAATTAAGGGGCAAGCGGGATGGCGAGCAGTATGGCCACGCCGTCCAAGTAGAAACAACAAAGGACAGATTAATCTCTATATTGTTGGTGTTGATGCAGCAAAAGACATTATCACGGCACGGTTTAAAAAATCCGGTCCTGAAGCATCGGGTGCTGGTGCAACACACTTTCACAAAAACCTTGATCGGGAATATTTTGACCAGCTAACCGCTGAAAGAAAAGTCATCAAATATTTTAAAGGCTTTAAGCGCATTGAATGGCAGAAAAATGAGAAGGCAAGAAACGAGGCTTTGGATTGTAGGGTCTATGCTTATGCCGCTTTACAAGGTCTGATTTCGGCAGGAATAAACCTTAATCGAGAAGTCGATATCTTAGAAGAGCGTTTGGAAAAACTTAAAGTTGAAGGCTCTTTAGAGCAGCCAACACCAAGACATGCCCCCTCTCCTGCTCCAAGAAGATCTCAGATAGCACAACCTCAAAGGAAACAATCCAGAACGGTAATGAATCCTTATATGCAAGGGGATTGGAGGTAATTTGTGGATAAAACTTTAGAACCAATTAACAGCACCATTGAGAGACTTGAAAGTTTAAAAAAGCGGCGTGAACAAATTGAAGAGGCTCTTTATTCAGGGGCACAATCGGTGCGCCATGGCGATAAGCAAGTAAGCAATCGTTCTGTTGAGGAACTGCGTAGAGCGCTTGAAATGCTGAACACACAAATAGCCAACCTTGAAGGACGCAAGCGTTCACGTGTTTTCTATTTTAATATATCACGAGGCTATTAATGGCTGGCTTGTTCAATAAACTCACAGACTTTTTTAAAATTTCTCGTCAACACAATCCGCCTTTTGAGGCTGCAAGTAAAAGCCGTCGCATGGGTGGTTTTGACCCCGCAAAAAAACATATCAATAAAGCGATTGAAGAATGCGGAGAGACCATTGTTGCCCGTTCAAGATGGCTTTATGACAATGAATCTCTTTATGGCTCTGCAACAGAAGAATGGGTCTCGGCTGCTGTTAGTGACGGTATTAAACCTTATCCTCGTATTGAAGGATTTCAAGAAGAAAAGAAAAAGCTTTTAGACTTATGGTGGCAATGGGTTGATGAGGCGGACTATGATGAAGATGCCAATTTTTATGGACTTCAAGCAACCATTGCACGAGAGGTCTTTTTAACCGGAGAATGCTTTGTAAGATTACATTATGTTGACCTCTACGGGCGCTCTGGTGTGCCTCTTCAGTTGCAAGTTTATCCCACTGAAATGCTGGATCTCACTTATAATGGACCTGCTGAGATTGAAGGCAATTACATTCGTATGGGAATTGAATTCGATGCCAGTGGTAAGCGCGTTGCTTATCACTTCTGGGAACATCACCCCTATGATGATTGCCCTGTAAACAGTGCATTTAAGAGCCAAGAGCGCGTGCGCGTGCCCGCAAAAATGGTCATTCATATCAAAGAGCGCCGTATTGCCGGACAATTGCGCGGTTCTCCCAAAATAACGCGCTGTATGACAAAAATCTTTCAACTGGAATCCTATGACGACGCAGAACTCGATAGAAAAAGGACGGCGGCTCTTTTCGCGGCGTTTGTCAAGGACAATTCACCAAACGTCGAAAAATTATCCGATAATCGTGATAAAAACAACGTTGAAGAAGAATACAAAGCACCTGTCATTGCGCCCGGTGCATCTCTTTATTTAGGAGAGAATAAAGAGGTTACATTCTCAAATCCTGTTGAGGTTGGTGGCTCTTATGAGGCTTTTCAATTTCGCAATATTTTGAGAATTTGTGCAGCACTTAATATGCCTTATGCCGTTGTGACAGGGGATGTTACGCGGGGTAATTTTTCCAATGTGCGTACCTCTATCATTCAGTTTAGACGGCACGTCAAACAATGGCGTGAACATATCATTGCTTTTCAGTTTAACCGCATTATTTGGGAGCGTTTTGTTGAAATGGCAGTGCTTGGCAAATGCGTAAAATTACCGAGATGGGAGGAAAATCCCTTGCCATGGCTTCAATGTGAAAGCTTTGCGCCCCCGCTTGAAATGATTGATCCAAACAAGGATATCTCAGCGGAAAAAGAAGAAATTCGTGCAGGCTTGAAAACACGACGCATGGCACTTGCCGAGCGCGGCTTTGATATCGATAGCATTCATGCCGAACTTGAGGAAGAACACACAGACGCTCGTGCACGTGGTTTATCTTTTGATACCGATATGGCAGCGCCCTCTAGTAGCAATCAAGTAATTGATTCCGCAGATTCAGAACCTTCTGACACTTATGAAAGTAACCAAGGCAGTGAGGCACACAAAAATGGCGAATAATCTCGATATGCCGTTCTTAGTATCACGGCTTTTTGGTGTTCCTCATATGCTTGCATCGACAAAGCTTGATGTTATCCTTAATGCTCTTGCTCCGCGTCTTTTTGCCGGAGAAAAGTTTGCCCCTAAGGCTTTTGCACAAAGGGATATGGAAGCTTTAAGACCCCCTGAAACTTATGTGGTGCAAAACAATGTTGCTATCCTACCAGTTCATGGCACGCTTGTGCGCCGCGGTGCATGGCTTGGTGCCCTTTCAGGGTTAACCTCTTATGAAGGCTTAAGTGCTTCTTTTCGTGAAGCCATTGCACAACCTGATGTTCGTGCTGTCTTACTTGATATTGACAGCGGCGGTGGAGAAGCCGGCGGTGTGTTTGATTTAGTTGAAGAGTTTCAAACACTCTCAAAACAATACAACAAGCCCATTTGGGCTCATGCCAATGAGTTTGCATGTTCAGCAGCTTATGCCATTGCCTGTGCGGCTTCGCAAATATGGGTTGCTCGCACAGGGGTTGTGGGCTCGATTGGTGTCGTTTGCGCCCATCTTGACCAATCCCGTGCAGATGAGAAACATGGGCATAAATGGACCTTTGTCTTTGAAGGTGATCACAAAGTTCATGGCAATCCTCATGAACCCTTGAACGAGACAGCACAGATAAAAATGCAAGCCGATTGCGCCCTGCTCTACGAGATGTTTGTCGATTTGGTGGCGCAAAACAGACGCTTAAATGCTGATGCAATTCGTGACACAAAAGCAGAAACTTTTATAGGCACCCAAGCTCTTACGCTTGGATTAGCAGATGCGCAAGGCACACTTGCGCAAGCTTTGGAAGCCTTAACGGATTCCATATCACAAAACCCAACATCAACAACAAAAGAAGGACAAAACACATGGCACGCACAAAATACCGCGCGGCAGAAGAGGAAGATGAAAAGATCGTCGACATCATCAACGAAGACGAAGAGGATGAAGACGATAGTGACATCGACAAAAATGCCAAAATCTTTGACGACGAAGAAAACGAAAATGAGGATGAAGACAATGAGGACCATGACGACAAGCGCGAAGGCATGAAAGCCGTGCTTGAAAAAGAAAGAAAGCGCGCAAAAGCTCTAACAACCCTTGAAAGGCAAGCAAAGCGCCTAGGCGTTTCTTTTGATGCAGCAAAAGCTATTCAAAATGGTATGAGTCTCGAGAAAGCACGCCAATGTGTGTTGACGGCTGCTAGCTCTCAAAGCGCCTCTTTAAAAGTATCGCCTTATGCTCCTCATAGTGATGGGACAAACAAGGCAAAGATTCATGCAAAATGGGAAGCAGCTTGGAGGGCAGTGAAATGAATAATATTGTTTATGAAGACGTACGCAATGGCGCTTATCTTGGACCCTACGACCCTGATATGTCAAACGAAGAAGTGGTGTTTGCATCAGGAGCATTCATTGAAGCGGGAACTGTCATGGGGAAGATAACCGCAACAGAATACTATGTCCCCCTTAATCCAGCAGCATCAGATGGCAGTCAAACACCGGCAGGGATTTCTTTTGCCACTGTTGATGCATCTGAAGCAGATCAACGTGCCGTCATTACAGCACGCTTATGCACTGTAAAAGCTTCTGAACTGCTATGGCCAGATGCCATCACAGACAAGCAGAAGAAAGCAGCCATTCAGTCTTTAGAAGACCACAACAACATTCTATTGCGATAGGAGAATGCGCACATGGATATGAATTTTTTTAAACATGATGCTTTCTCAAGCATTACAATGATGAAAGCCATTGAAAACTATGAGTTTCAACCTGGTCTTGTGAGTTCTCTCAATCTCTTTGAAGAAGTTGAAACCAGCACCACAGTGGTGGGGATTGAACGACGTGACAATACATTTTCGCTTATTCAAACCAGTGAACGCGGGGTACCTTTAGCAGAAGGCGATAGAGATGGCAGAAACCTTCGGTTTTTCAAAACAACACGTATTGCCAAAAGTGATACCGTGAAATCAGAAGAAATCCAAAATCGGCGTGAATTTGGCACAGAAGATCAGTTAGAGACGGCAATGAAATATATTGCCAGAAAACAAAAGAAACTGATTTCTGAAATCGAATTGACATGGGAAAACATGCAGCTTGGCGCTGTTCAAGGTGTTGTCCTTGATGCTGATGGTTCGGTGATTGTCGATTGGTACAAAGAATGGGAAATCACACCACCAAAGCCCATTGACTTTAAACTGAATACAGAAACAACCAATGTTGCTGACCATGTTGACCAAGTCATTATGCGAATGATTGAAGCTTCAAAAGGAGCATTTTCTGATCGTTCACGGATTATTGGGCTTTGTGGAAATGAATTCTTTTCCAAGTTGAAAAACCATAAAACAATTCGTGAGACCTATTTAAACACAGCCTTAGCACAGACCCTCAATAGCGCAGGAGGTGTTGCAACACCAAGTGCTCTTGGCTCGGGGAGCTTTGGCAGTTTTGATTTTGCGGGTGTGACTTTTATCAATTATCGAAGCATTCACAACTATAATGTGAGTGCAAAAGCTGGGACAAAGCGCGCTATAGGAATTAAGCCTGATGAATGTCAATTCTTTCCTGTTGATGCGCCTGGTGTATTTCAGAAAACCTTTGCCCCTGGCGAAAGCTTGGATTTTGCCAACACGGTTGGAAAACCTCTCTACACGATGCTAATCGTCGACCACGACCGTAATGCATGGGTGAAACCTGAAGTGTACAGCTATCCGCTTTACATTTGCACACGCCCTGAAATGCTGTTTAAAGCAGTCATTGGAGCGAAATAACATGCGATGGCACGGGCTGCTCAACAAAATGGTCAAAGATGTGCGCAACACTTTTGGGCAGCCCATCATCTACAGGCGAAAGGACAACCAGCAATCTTTTCGGATTACAGCGATTTACGGCATCAAGCATTCGGAATCGGACGCCGGTGGTAGAATCCCCACGACAATTGCAAGAAAGGAACTTGATCTTTGTATTAAAGACATTGGAGGCTTACCTCCAAAGCCTGAAGATAGTGTTGTTGTGATGGCTCCTGAAAACACTGAAGATACCACTCAGGAACACTTCATTGTTACAGATGTCCAAGCCTCTGAATCCGGTATGTATAAACTTATCTTGCGAGAAGTAAAACAATGAGACATCTTTATTTGGTGTGTTGTTACATACCTTCTAGTTATTTTTAAAATAATGATATTACCACTTGACATTGTAGCAACAATATGAATAATCGAATCAGGTGCCTAACAAACACCTTAGAACCATAAGCGGATTGGTTACCGAAATAATCAGTCTTCTATACATTAAAGACTTTGACTCATTATATGTTACACGCATATAATAATCTTGTCGGGTGTGGTTATGCCATAAAATACCCTTTGGGGAAAAGCATAACGACGGACTTATGGCCGTGTTTGTTAGCGCCCGGCACTCTTTTTGAGTGTCATTAACAAACGTCTAACCATAAGGAATTCATTATGAATACTCTTATAGAAATTAGAGAACAGGTTATTGATGGCGATACTGTTCAAACTGTTAATGCACGTGATTTGCACGCATTCTTAGAGGCAAAACGAGACTTTTCCAATTGGATTAAAGACCGTATTATCAAATACAATTTAGAAGAGGGAATAGATTATATTTTAACGCTCGCCAAAACTGGCGAACGTCAAAATGTAGTGTTAAAGGAATATTACCTTACACTAAATGTAGCTAAAGAGCTTTCGATGCTTGAGAATAATAAGAAAGGTAGAGAAGCGCGTTTATACTTTATCAAATGTGAACGGCTTTTGAAACAAGTAGTGACACCGCAAATTGACTACTCCAAACCCGAAGCATTACTTGGCGTTTTGAATCACTTACAAAATCAAATCGAGCAGAAAGATCATGTGATTGCTGAGTTAACACCCAAAGCAAAAGCACTTGATGGTTTAAAACGTTCTGATGGGCTGTTCGGTTTGATAGAAGCAGCAAAGATGTTAGAGGTGCGACCAAAGGATTTAACGGATTACTTGCGTAAACATGATTGGGTGTATCGACGGGCTCCAGGGGCGCCTCTGTTACCTTATCAGGACAAGATCAAGAAAGGATTTATGGATTGTCCTGCTATTACCATTCAAAGACCGGATGGTACAGAAAAGGTCCTGCCTTCAACGAAAATCACATCTAGAGGATTGGCATGTTTGAGAGAACAAATCTTTGGGGGTGTACAATGAAGTGCAGTGTCGATTTCTTATGTGATTTATGGATAGAGTTGTCTCAATTTTCCAATCATCAAAGCGTTGGAGATGAGGATTGTAACACGCTAGTGCAGGTCATGCGCATGGTAGAAAAAGCTTTGATTTTAGAACTTCAAGATGAAGTGCCGAATATTACAAAGATTCTGGCAGTTCTTACAGATTTCGGAGCTTCAGAATTTCCCATGGCTATGGACCCTTTCTTGAAAACTTATGAACCAAATTTGGAGCCTCCCATTAAAAAGGTTGCTTAACTTAAAAACATGCCTTCCCTCCCTACCTTCAAACGTGGGGAGGTGGTTAAAAACGAATATTTATCAAAAGGGAAATTATAGTTTAGAAGAAATGTATCTGTTTAAACTCACACCATTTTCAGCAGCTTGTATTGCAAGTTTTCTATGGAGTTCTGGTGGTATTCTTAATTGAAACTTACCACTGTATTTACCATGTGACAAAGGCACAGGAACTTCTTCTCCGTTGTGTTGCATGTCCTCAACAACTTCTGAAACAAGGTCCATAATGCCTTTTAAAGCTTTCTCTGCTTGAGCATCTAACCATGAAAGGGATGGGAATTCTGCACACAATCCGACATATTCCTCATCTTCTTGCGACCACAAAACACGATATGTATAATGATTATTGTTCATGTTTCATCCTTTCTATCGCTTGTAAGACTTGTTTGACCTGATAAGCTTTTGCTTTGTTACCAGAATCTTTTTGAATATTCACACGGGGATCACCAAGCCACGGGGTTTTAAAAACAAAGTGGCTTGTACCATTGTTCCGCGGTTCTCCAAAAAAATGTACACATACAGCCAACAAATCTGAAAACTTGATGTTCTTTGGTGATGCTTTCATCAAGCTGATTATTTTTTCAACTTTATTGCTCATAACCAATAATAGTATCATTATTAATCCTAGTCAATCATTTTATACACTTAATTGGACAGGAGCCCCCATGCATCCCAGAGAGACGATCAGGGAAAGTTTTGTTGCGTTGATTAAAGCCGCAAAAACAGCAGCTGATGACAATGTTTTCAATATGCGTGATTTCAACTTTTCCGTTGAGAAAATGTCAGCCATTAATATCTCAACACAAAGCGAAACAATTGAAGATGGCTATGATTATGGAGTAAGACGGCGTGTCTTAACGGTGGATGTTGAATGTTATGCGACATGTGAAGATGGAGCACGTTTTGTTGACCAATTAGCATGGGAGGTTGAGGAAATTTTCTATGCTAATCCCAATCTTAACAATACAGTTGAAACATGCCGCCTGCAAAATATTGCTTTTGCCTTTGGGGATAATGGTGCTCTAGCACTCCATGGTGCAATTTTAACCTTTGAGGTCACTTATGTGACAAATATCCCCAACATGGATGAAGAAGAAGGCAGTGTAATAGCAAGAATCGTTGAACCTTTCTTAAGCTTTGAACCAGAAACAGGCGCGAGAAATAAAGATAAATACCATAAAATTGAAGGTGGACATGTTAGAGCGGCGCGATAAAGAAATCACCGATCTAAAGAGACGTGTGGCAAATATGGTTGTGGTGGGTAAGATTAGCCATGTCGACCATAAAAACGCACGCTATCGGATAAAAAGTGGCAATCTTCTCAGTGACTGGATTCCAGACACCCAAGCCCGCGCCGGTAAAACACGCTCTTATGAAGGGCGCGATGTTGGAGAGCAAGTGGTGGTTGTTTCATCATCGGGGGATTTATCACAAGGGGTGATTGTTGGCTCCATTCATACAGATGCTCATCAAGCGGCCGATAAAGGCAACATTCACCGAACTATATACCCTGATGGAACCAGCCTTGAATATGATGATGAACAAAACCGCTATAGCATTCACATCAAATCAGGTGGAAAATTTATCCTCACCATTGCGGATGGCGTGTCTCTTAAAGGTGATGGTGGCAAGCTAGAGCTTAACGCACCAGAAGGTATAAAAATTTCTTCAGAACGTGACTTAAGTTTGAATGCAAAGGGCAGCATTTCTTTGAAAGCGGATGGTGGCGTTTCACTGAATTCGAATGATAGTCTCTCTCTTCATTCTGGGAATAATGTTTCCATTCATTCAAGTGGACTAAAGCATAACGGCACCAATATTGGAAACAGCCATGTTCATGGTGGTGTTTCCCCTGGTGGTTCTATGACAGGAGGCCCCAATTGAACAGTGGAATGGACCGCACAACAGGAAAGCCATTGACCGGCATTGCGCATTTGCGCCAATCAATCCTTGATATTTTGTCAACGCGGATTGGTACACGGGTGATGCGGCGTGACTATGGTTCACGCATTGCTGAGCTCATTGATGCACCGGTGAATGAGGCTTTTGCTGTTACCCTTTATGCCGCTATTGCTGAGGCTTTAGACAAATGGGAACCGCGTTTTAAACTGAAAACAATTGATTTTAAATGGAATGAGGCTGGACAAGTTTTATTGTCCTTTGAAGGCATTTATTTGCCTTCAGGCAAGCCCATTACCATGGAAGGACTATTGATACAATGAATGGGGCGCTTGCAAAACCAGAAATCATCACAGAAATTTCTTTTGAGGAAATACGGGCTGCTGCTCTTGCCCATTTAAAAGAGCTTTTGCCTGAATATACCATTCTTGAAAGTGATCCGGCAGTCAAAGTCATTGAGGCTTTTAGCTATCGAGAGTTGCTTTTAAGACAGCGTATTAACGAAGCGGCACGCAACAACATTCTTGATTTTGCAACCGGTGAATCTCTTGATGCTTTGGGAAACTGGCATGGTCTTGCCCGCATGGAGGGTGAAAGTGATGAGAGATATCGGGAACGTATTCAACTTCATGCGCGTGGTGGCAACGGTAGCGGGACAGAGCCCTATTACAAGCTTATAGCCTTAACAGCAGATAATCGTGTTAAGGATGCGATTGTTTACCGTAAAGGCAAAGATCCAACTATCTATGTTGCTCTTTTTGGCAACAATGAAGAAGGAACAGCCTCTGAAGATCTCATACAAACAGTCTCACAAGCCCTTCACAGAAAAAATATCATCATGACCAATGATACAATCATTGTTCACGCTGCTGTCAAAAAAGTGCTGGATTTAGAGGCAGATGTTTGGCTGTTACCGGAAACATCTTTGAAAATTCTCACGACAATGGAAGCAAATTTAAGAGCCGCATGGCAACAAGAACAAGCCATTGGTCGTGAATTAAGCCTCTCGTGGTGGATTTCAAAATTAATGATTGCTGGTGTCCAGAAAGTTATCGCCATTACACCAACACAAGACAGTGCGGTTTGTGATGAAGAAGTTTTATCGATTGGAAAAATCACCTTAAACTTCAAAGGGCGCGCCCGCTAATGGTTGGCTCCCTACTCCCAAGCAATGCAACAGAATTTGAAAAACGCCTTGCCGATGCTTGCGACTTTCATCAAGATATTGATGGTTCTGTTTTGGGGATTGCACGCTCTAAACTTATCACCCGCCCTCCCCGCTTCTTGCCGTGGCTGATTGAAGAATACGGGCTTGGAGAACTTACACCTTATGTCCCAAACCTTTATGATTTGATTGATCAAGGGCTTGAATGGCAGCGTTTGCGTGGTTCTCTTGCCGCCATTGATAGAGGGCTTGAATGGCTTCAAATTACAGCACGCTTTCAAGGAGCCTGGACGGGACGTGCGTGGTGGAATTCCTTTCAACTTTACTTTGATCAATTGCCTGAACGAACACAGCTCGAAGCCATTGAAGCCATCACAGATCTTTCCAAGAGTTTGCGCTCTGATTTTCGCCGTGGTGTCAATGGCTATGATGTGCAAGCTGTTGAATGCAATATGTCACAGCTTGATGACAGCATGTTGGAGTATGAAAGCGGTGTGTGCATAACAGCTGGGGGCACTTTGTTTTCCTTCGGGCGCACCACAGAGAGCACCCATCTTCTTAGTAAAGAAGAAGGCAGGCTTATTGGCAATTGGATCGATGATGGGGATGAAGAATTAAGCTTCGACCAGATTGATTACCCATGGGACATGGCAAATTTTCCGTGGTGTTCGGTCAAAAAACATGAACGCGATATACTCATGGCAGAGTGGTTTTGCAACCGCACGCTTTATCTCGTGTTACGAGACAGCCAAGATGGCGTGATTGGGTATCGCAGATGCTATGCTGTAGCACCTGTCGAACAGGCTTTGGAGGGTGTGTACAGCCATGCAGGCAATCACTATCAGCCCTCCCCGAGGGGCACAGCGCTTTTTCTAGCAGCAAGAACAGATTTTCAGGATGTTGATGGCAAGCAAGCCGCATTTGTTTCTGTTCTCGTTCATGCTACCCCCGCAGAAAACATAGCCCTTGGCAAGCTTTGGTTGGAGCCTGATGAACTCAATGGCGGTGTCGAGATACTCAAAACGCCTGTCAATATTCCTTTGCGTGCCGATGTTCGCGAACAATTCAAGATTTTATTGAGGTTTTAATATGAAGCATGAAAGTGGTTTACCCTTTGCAATTGACAGATCTCGTGGCAAAGAGGAACAACAAAGCGTTGTCTTTTATGGCACGCGTCCCTTTATTCAAAGTGGTGAACTGAATGAAGTTCAAACCATTATAAGGGGAAGGCATGACCGTTTGGGGCGCCTTGTGGCACAAGAAGGAGACCGCGTTGAACGAGCTGATGCTTTTGTCAACAAAGAGACAAAGACCGTCACTTTAACAGAGGGCAAGATTTATATCGCAGGCGATATTTTCCCCGTAGCATCCGCTGTACTCAACAATGTTGCCATGATTGGGCGCTTGGAAATTGGTGTGAAGCTGCAAAAAAAATGGATAACACACGAAGATGATCCAGAGCTATTGGGGCAAGTCCCTGGCACTTTGGCAGAAGGAGAGCCCGGTGCTGCACGCGAGAGTGCTAAGCTTGTTTGGGCACTGAAAGAGGATGCACAGCAAGGTACTTTCTTTCCGGTTTATATTTTGCAAGATGGTGTTCTGATTGATCAAAAATCCCCCTCATTACTTGAACCGGCCATGCAAGCCATTGCTACTTATGACCGTGCGCATGGACATTATATCGTGAGTGGCTGCCGTGTGAGCGCATTAGGAGCAAACAATGGTTGCCAAGTCTTTAGTATTCAAGAAGGAGAAGCCAATATCAACGGCTTTAAACGCAAACGCCTTGCTGCTTTGCGCCATGAAGAACGCGAGGACTTTTCGACAAGCGTTGTTCCTAGTGAAACGCATATTTTTGCGCCCCAAAAAGGCAAAACAAGCTTTACCTTTAAAAGCTATTATGCCCCCATTGCCGATATTCAGTCTCTTTTGTTGACAAAAGAAAAAACCGTTAACGTCACCCGTGGTGCAGTTGCTGCAGGGCGTGATGGTGTTCCCGATAAAAGCATCACTTCTTTTATCAAAGTCGTTCAAGGAAGTAAGGAATTTAAAGAAGGGACGGATTTTAAAAAGACAGGAGACACCATTGATTGGGCGCCTGTGGGGGATGAACCTTTACCGGGGAGCAGCTATAAGGTGACTTATCGTTACCGTTCAAAAATCACGGCTGATAAAGTAACAGCGCAGGAAATTACCGTCTCAGATGGGGCGCAAGGTGGTGATATTATCGTCAGTTACACTTACAAATTGCCCCGTATTGACCGTATAGGACTGAACACACAAGGTAATGTGGTTTACATCAAGGGGATTTCCGCAGACCAACCTATGGCACCCAGTGTCCCTGATGATGTGTTGTCCCTTGCAACGATCACCAACAATTGGCTTGAAACGCCGGTTGTGGTCAATGATGGCACACGGGTTGCGCCTTATGATGAGATGTGGCGTTATTTTCAACGGGTGCTTTCTCTTGACCGGTTAATGCAGTTAGAGCGCATTAAAAGCAATGTCGACTCTAAAGAGCCTGTTGCCAAAAAAGGCATGTTTGCTGATCCTTTTCTTGATGACTCTTACAGAGATGAAGGCTTTCAACAAACAGGTGCCGTAGGCAACGGCATTTTGCAGCTTGCCATTGACCCAACATTCTATACGGCACCTTTAAAAGCCCCTGTCACCCTTGACTGGACAAATGCAGTGATCATTGCGCAAGAATTGACAACGGCTTGCGAAAAAATCAACCCTTATCAAAATTTTGCCCCCTTACCTGGTACAGTAACCCTCACACCCGCGACAGACTTTTGGCACGAACAGCGCACCGATTGGCTCTCAAGCGTGACCAATCAACTCAATATGGGATGGAACCGTGGGAGAAGCATCCGTAAAACAGAAATCAGTGATGATTTGGTGAGTGCGACCAGAGAGCAAATCGACTTTTTAAGGCAAATTGAACTTTACTTTAAAATTGAAGGTTTTGCCAAAGGAGAAATCTTAGAAATCCTTACCTTTGATGGTGTAAATGTCTTGCCAAAGAACCGCCTTGTTGCCGACGCCAAAGGTATGCTCGAAGGAGCTTTTACCATTCCTAAAAATATTACTGCTGGCACCAAAAATGTTATCGCACAAGGAAAAGGTGGAACAATTGCAACAGGGCTTTTTACCGGTCAAGGTGTGATTGATGTGAAAGTGATGCGGCGCACCACCACGGTGAAAATCTGGACACAAGTGGACCCGCAAGCACAAGTCTTTACCCCCGATGAAACACGGCAAATCACCGGTGTTGACTTTCATCTTTGCAAAATTGGCAATCAAAACCATGATCTGGTGATTGATTTGGTCACCACAGAAAACGGTTATCCGACCGCCGATATTCAAGCACAAAGTTTTTACTCCATGAAGGGTGCAAAACTAGGTTGGGCAGAGGCACGCTATGATGTACCACTCCTTGTGATGGATGACCGCTTAACGGCTTTTGTCATCAAGACAGATGATAGTGATCATTCTGTCTCCTTAGCAAAGCTTGGGGATTTTGATGCAGAACATCAGAGATATGTCTCAAGCCATCCTTATGTGACGGGTCCACGCTTTTCTTCTGTCAATGCACAGACATGGACCGCGCATCAAGATGAGGCCTTAGCCTTTCGAGTGCTGGCGGCACGCTATACACAAACAGAAAAAACCATTGATCTTGGCACTTTTGATCTTGTTGACTGCTCTGATTTGCAAGTGCGTGCAGCCATTGAATTGCCTTCAAGCGATTGTTCTGTCATCTTTGAAATTGAACGAAACAACGGCGCGATTTATCAACTCCTTCCCTTTCAATTGCTAAGCCTTACCGAATATATCAGTGAAAAAGTTAAGCTCCGCGCCATTCTCAAAGGCACAGAAAAACTCTCACCGGTTTTGTTCGCTCCAGTGCAATTGATTGCAGGAAAAATTCATAAAACAGCCACTTATGTCACCCGTGCTTTTGCCTTTGGCGAAAAGGCAAGGTTGACCAGCTATATCAAAACCTTTTTGCCTGGTGGAGCAACCTTTACACTCGAGATGCAGCTGGATGATGGTGCTTTTACTCCTCTCACATTAGAGGAAACAGAGCAGTTATCCGAGCCGCTTTGGACAGAGCGAAAATTTGTAAGCCACGACAAAACAGCCAAACAAGCGCGCCTCAAACTCACGCTTACCGGTGGACCTTCCGCGCGGTCCATGGTGAGTGATTTTGGCGCTGGCATATTATGAGGGAAAAACAGAGATGACAAAAACCAAAAAACTCGACATGGAATTGCCTAAAGAAGGACGTTTTATCAGTTCTGAATTCCCAATCTTGCGGGAAAACTTGACCAAAATTGATCAGGCAATAGCAGATGTTGAGGAAAAAATAGACGAAAAAGCGCCTTTAAAACACACGCACACAATAAGTGATGTTGCAGATCTTGAAGCAGCCCTCAAAGGCAAAATGGCAGCCGATAAAACCTTCACTTTTGCCGATTTAAGCGATATCGAGGGAGCACAAGATGCAGCCAACAATTATGTTCTCTATAAATCAAGCAATAATAACTTCACTTTTGGCAGTGCTGTTTCTCTGTTAGGCGCACACCAACATAAAACCGAAGATATTGTAGGTCTTGATACATTTAGAGCCAAGCTTAATGAAGACCTCACAGCCTATGGACGCTTGAAACAAGCCAATGAATGGCAGGATTATAACAAGTTTACAAAAAAAGTCACTATGAGTGATGGCTTGGAACTCATAAGCAATTCGTCTGAAAACTTCACGCACCATGATCATTCAGTATTGGGTTTCATGGGTAATGCTTATGTGTCATTGAGTATCATGGATAATGATAATTCGTCATTGAGTATCAGACATAATGGTGAAGTGGTTACAAGTTTAAGCGCAACGGGAAGCAAGTTGAAAGGACCGCTTAAAGTTGATGGTGACCTTATTTATACCAAATCACAAGTGGATGCAGCTATCTTAGCAGAAACAAAAAAGATCTTAAAAAAAGCTTTGAGTAATAAAGTCATTAATTGGTCTGCGCTTGTTGATGCTGAGTTACTTTATACACAGGATGGGAAAATTCAATGGCCAGATTGGGTAACGGATAAAACCAAAGTTGAGATTACAGCCTGGGGCGGCGGAGGTAGTGGTGGTTCCTCTTGGTCTTATGGCGGTGGCGGTGGTGGCGGCGGCGGCGGTTGTTCCGTGTGGTATGGCTATAAATCCAGTTTAAACGGGCATGAGGATATCATCATTGGTAAAGGAGGAACTTCTGTTGCATCACACGGTGCGACAGGAAACTCTGGAGGAACAACAACCATTGGAAAGAATTTTATTACCGCTACAGGAGGACATGGTGGTGGGGGTGCTTATTATAGTATGTCAAGGGGAAATACTTATTACTATTCAGGCACTGGTGGAACTGGGGGCATTGGTGGAAATTTTGGTTGGGCAACAGATGATCTCCTAGGACTTGCTAAAGGAGGAAATGGTTATGCTGGAACGAATGGAATTGAAGGAATTGTAGAAAAAAAAGTGGTAACGGAGGTGATGCTGGAGGCGATACATCAAGAGGAGGTGGTGGAGGAACGGCAAAAGGTGGCTTTCCTTCAGGAAAAGCAGGGCGTGGTTTTGGGGGCGGAGGTGCCGGTGCTAGTAGGGATGAATATGACAGCGGTGCTGGAGCGGATGGTGCTGTTCTTATAAGATTGTGGAAAGAATAAATGGTTATAAAAAAACCACAAGAGAAAGACGACCAAGTCTAAGCTATAGCGAAGTCATTCTTTGTCTTTAGAGGGGTGTCCCGAAATCATAGCTGGTCACCCCATTTTTTACTCCAAAGATTTCGTGCAGAGATTAATAGCTTATAGGCAAGCAACTCTAATTATCCATCACTATAAAAAAATCAAGCGGATATACCGCAGAAATTATCCTAGAAACACCAAACAAGAGAAAACAAAACACAAAAATAGAGGCTGGGCTGGTTCCCCAGCCAACGGGAGAAGTTTAGCGACCAACCCGTCCGATGCAACTCAACTCAACATCGCAGCCACTTCTTATCACTTGGAAACAGTGAGAAGATGGCTATTATAGATGAAAGAGTGTTAAAAAATGATGGATACACTTTGTAAAGAAAAATTAAAATCTGTTGATCCTATCGCACCAGCTGCTGCTTATATTGGTGGGAAAAGAAGGTTAGCAAAAACCATTACCAAAATCATAGAAGGCATTCCTCATAGCATTTATGCTGAACCTTTTGTTGGCATGGGAGGAATATTCTTTAGAAGGAAATTGATTCCACCTACTGAAATTATCAATGATCGTTTGGGTGATGTGGTGAATTTTTTTCGGGTTTTGCAACGCCATTATCATCCTTTTATGGATTTGTTGCAGTTCCAGATTAGCAGCCGTGAAGCGTTTGAACGTTTCACTTTGCAAGACCCAAAGACCCTCACAGATTTAGAGCGAGCTTTGCGATTTTTATATCTGCAGAAATTGAGTTTTAGTGGTCAGGTTGCCAATCGTACGATTGGGGTTGAAGTAAGTTGCAGTGCACGGTTTAATACATTCAAACTTGAAGCGTTATTAAAGCTTATTTACCGGCGTTTAGCAGGTGTCACCATTGAACATTTAGATTGGTCTGATTTTATCCTTCGCTATGACCGGCCAAACACCTTGTTTTACCTTGATCCACCTTATTGGGGTGTTGAGGACTACTATGGAAAGGATTTGTTTAAGCGAGAGGATTATCAGACAATGTCCACACTGCTTGCACAATTAAAGGGAAAGTTCCTTCTCTCTCTCAATGATGTGCCTGAAATCCGAAAAACCTTTAACCAATTTAAAATAAAAGAGATGAGAACACTTTATTCGTGTAACGCCTCAAATAATGCGATTCCAGCTAAAGAATTGATCATCTCAAATTGTGATTTCTAAAAAAGAAACAATACTCATTAAACGGGTTCTAAAAAGATCTTTGAAGAACCTTTAAAAAGTACTGATTAAAAACGAAGCTTTTTCAAAAGCGGCATTTCGCCTCTCATTTTTCCCATTCATTTTCATTCACCACTTAATTTTAAGGAGCATAAAGTATGGCAACAGGTTTTCTACACGGTGTTGAAGTCATTGAAGTTGACGACGGCACCCGTCCCCTTCGCGCGGTTCAATCGGCCGTTATCGGGATTGTTGGCACGGCACCCGATGCGGATGAACAAGCCTTTCCTCTTAACACACCGGTTTTGGTTACCGGTTCACTTTCACAAGCCGCTAAACTGGATAAAACAGGCAAGCGTCAAGGCACCCTACCCAATGCCCTTGATCTCATTTTCAAGCAAGTGGGTGCCATTGTTATCGTCGTGCGCGTGAACGAGGGTGACAATGAAAATGCAACACTCACCAATATTCTAGGCGGTGTGAACGTAAATGGCGCTTATGAAGGCGTCCATGCTTTGATTGGAGCACAATCCATTGTGGGACAAACACCACGCATTCTGATTGCTCCAGGCTTTACACATCAACGCCCTGTTAGTCTTAGCAAGATTGATGTGATCAACCAAGGAAGCGGTTACACTCAAGCAACTGTTAAAATTGCTGGCGGTGCACAAGCAGAAGCAATCCTGAAAGATGGAAAAGTAACTTCTGTTGTCATTAAAGAAAATGGCTTTGATTATCAAACCGCCCCCACTGTAACGATTGAAGGTGATGGAACTGGTGCAACAGCAAAAGCCGAAATCAGTACAACCTCTAATCCTGTAGCAGCAGAGTTGATTGGCATTGCAGAGCGTCTACGCGCTATTGTGGTGATTGATGCACCCAATACAACCGATGAAGCAGCACTTAGCACAGCAAAGGATTTTGACTCCAAGCGCGCCATTATAGTTGACCCTTTTGTAAAGGTGAATCGTGGTGGAAAAATCCTAGAAGAACCAGCAAGTGCGGCAGTTGCAGGTGTCATTGCCAAAACAGATTTTGCAAATGGTTTTTGGCATTCTCCTTCAAACAAAGTGATCAATGGCATTGTTGGCACTGCGCGTCCCATTGATTTTTCCATTGGTGATAGATCAAGCCGTGCCAACCTTCTCAATGAACAAAACATCACAACAATTATTCGTGAAAATGGTTATCGTCTTTGGGGCAATCGCACCCTTTCAAGCGATACAAAGTTTGCTTTCTTATCGGTAGTGAGAACCGCAGATATGATCAATGACGCTATTTTGCGTGGGCATCTATGGGCGGTCGACCGCAATATCAAAAAAACCTACATGCATGACGTGAGTGAAAGCGTCAATGCCTATTTGCGTGATTTAAAAGCACAAGGCGCCATTCTTGGTGGACAATGCACGCCTGATCCAGAATTGAATACAGCAAGCGCCATTGAGAGCGGCACAGTCTATTTCAATGTCGAATTCACACCAACAACACCAGCAGAACACATCACATTCCGTTCACGCATTGTCAATGATTACTTAGAGGAGATTTTTTAATGACTATCCCCGTTTTACCAAGAGTTTTGAAATATTTTAACATTTTTGTCGACGGCATTCCCTATCAAGCAAAATGCGAAAGCGTAACACTACCAAATTTAAGCTTGGTCGTTGAAAACTATCGCGGCGGAGGCATGGATTCGTCCATTGAGGTTGATCTTGGTCTTGAAACCCTCATCCTCTCCATGACCATTTCTGATTGCTCTCCAGAGTTGATGGCGCTGTTAGGGCGCTCTGATGTGAACATTTCATTGCGCAGTTCAATGCAAGCGCAAGGCACACCAGCAGAAGGTGTTGTCATAACTATGAGGGGACTTTGCAAAGGCTTTGAAATGGCAGAATGGCAACCAGGAAGCAAAGCAACATCCACTGCGACCTTCACATTGCAGTATTTCAAATATGTCCAGAAGGATGTGGAAATTGTTGAGATAGACGTCCTCAACTTAGTCAGAAAATTCAATAGCGTCAATCAATTAGCAGATCATAAAAACTTTTTAGGAATGTAAAAATGACAATACAAACAAGCATTACACATCAATTACTTATCCCTGTGACCTTTGAAGGAGAAAAGCATACCACGATCACCTTACAGCGTCCCAAAACAAAAGATGTGCAAGCAATCGATAAGAAAGAAGGTGTTGAACAAACAATCGCTATGGTTGCACGCCTTTCTGGATGGCCCCATGAAGCTGTTGGAGAACTCGATATTCATGACTTGTCGAGCATTGGGGAGATTTTAGAGTCTTTTATCAAGCGGCGGGAAACCTCGACTGGGAAACCGCCGCTAAACTCATAGCCGATATTGCCATTGTTTTTCATTGGTCTCTTCCAGACATGATGGAAATGGAACCGCAAGAGTTAATATTCTGGCGAAAACAAGCAGCAGAAAGGTATAAGACAAAATGAGTGAAAAAGTTGCTGATGCAAAGGTAAAATTGTCTCTTGAAGACAAACTCACCGCACCTCTTAAACATCTTCAAAAAAAATTTGATACATTGTCAAAAACACTCTCACATAGATTGAGTATTCCTCGCTTTTCTGCTGCTGTCAAAAACATGACAAAAAGCCTTCATGGCGTTCAAAGTGCCCTTGGTGTGGCGGCAAGCCGTGCTTCACTCTTTACCGGTGTCTTAGGGCTTGCTGGTGGTGGCCTTATCGCAAGTGTGACCGCCATCACCATGAAAACCATGCATCTGGGGGATAGTCTTCACCATGCCTCACGGCATTTAGGCATGAGTGTTACAGCACTTCAGTTATGGGGTGATGCAGCAGACAATTCAGGATATTCTGCTGAACTCTTTCAACAATCCTTAGCAACTTTAAACAGGCGTTCAGCACAAGCATATGCCGGACAAAAAAGAGGCATTATGGGCTTTGAGGCGCTTGGCATTTCTGTCAAAAACGCTTCTGGAAAACTCAAATCAAATTCCGTTTTGTTGGAAGAAATTACCGACAAGATGAGTAAGATGAAAAATCAAGCACAAAGACAGCATATTGCCGCTCTACTGTTTGGTGGTGATGGCAAGGAAATGGCAGCCATGCTTGCACAAGGGATGGCACCCATAAAAGAACTGTTTGCAAAGGCACGAAAAGGAAAATGGCTTATCGGTGCCGATGTTGCACGCTATGCAGCAGACTTAAGTGACAAAATGGGAGCTTTTAAGAAAAAAATAGGCGGTATCGCGAGCTTTATTGGCGCACGTTTTATGCCCGTGATCAATGATATGATTGATGCTTTTTCTCGCCTGATTGATGAAAACCGTGACCTCATCCAAACAACCGTTGCGAGCTGGGCAAAAACCTTAAGAAAAGTCTTTAATGATTTGCTTAATCCTACCTCCGATTTGAGAAAAGGAATCCGTGATCTTACAGAGAGAATTAAAGGCTGGGTTTGCTGGATGGAGCCGCTAATCGGTGAAATAACCCTCTTAAAAGTAGGACTTGTAGCCCTTGGTTCGTTCATTTTTGGTCCACTTATTGCCGCATTAGCCGCAATGAGTGCAGCTTTTGTCATGCTTGGCTACACTATTATGACTACTCCCATAGGCTGGATACTTGGCGGCATTGCATTGCTTGTCGGAGCTGGATATCTGCTCTACAAAAACTGGGACAAAATCAATGGATGGTTGGCTACATCCTTAACTGTAGTTGGTGCAGTTGTTATCAGACTTGCTGTTGCTTTTGCTGGACCGCTGTTTTCAGCAATAGGCTCAGTTTGTTCAGCATTTATGAGACTTATTGCAACTCTTATGAGATTTATTGCAACTCTTGGAAAATCCCTATTTTCAAAAATAGTCGCAGCTGACAAAGCTTTTATAGGGCTTGCCAGAACTCTCGGTCAATCACTGCTTTCAGCAACAAGAACAGTTTGTTCAGCATTTATGAAGCTTGCTGTAACTCTTGCAAGAACACTCTTTTCAGCCTTAGTCTCTGTTAGTTCAGCTCTTCTTTCGCTTGCCGCGACTCTTATAAGCTCTCTGCTTTCAGCATTAACTGCAGCAGCGTCTGCTTTTATATCGCTTGGTATCGCAATCATGACCACTCCTATCGGCTGGATCATTGGCGGTATTGCAGCACTTGTTGGAGCTGGATATCTGCTCTACAAAAACTGGGATACAGTCGTGAATTTCATAAGCAAGTTATGGGATTCTTTTGCTAGCTTATGCAGTAACGTTTTTGGTAAACTCTTTACTCTCTTTAAAAACTTTTCACCACTCGCTTGGATTGCAAAAAAAATCAATGCATTGATTGAATGGTTGTTTGGGGTCGATTTAATGGAAGCTGGTGCTCATCTCATTGGTAGCTTGTGGGACGGCATCAAAAGCCAATGGAATGCTCTGTCTGAATGGTTTAGCGGCATGATAAGCAAATTAACCAGCTGGATGCCTAATTGGATGAAAAAAAAGCTAGGCTTTAATGTTTCAATCAACAAAACTTCAACAGAAACGATTAAAACCTTTACCGATGAAACCAATGCACGCGCAAAAAGAATGCTGGACACAGTAGCGGTTACAAATACCCCGCCTGAAAAACGCAAGAGTGGTTTTAATACAAGTGTCGTTGAAACAGGACAAATGCAGGCAACAAATAAAGTGGGTGCCTTTAAAGCTCCTAAGCCCATTACAGTTCATAAAGCTGTTGAAGTAGACGCCCGTGTAACCATTACAAATCTCAATATTTCAGTACCAAATGGTCTCAAGAACGAAATTAGAGATGCAGTCAATCAAGCACTTGAACGCTATGCAAAACAGCAACGTTTAGCCATAGCCTCTAGCCTTTCGGATTAAATACCATGATGTTAGCTTTGGGCGGTTTTATTTTTTCGATTGAAACAGCAGCTTACCAAACACTTGATATGTCTTATGGGGTGCCATGGGTGGAGCAAGGGCGTTTGGGGAGAAAGGCTGCTCTTCAATTGCCAGCTGTTGCAAATGCGGAATTTTCTTTAGCAGGCGTGATCTATCCAGATTTTAAAGGCGGTCACAAACAGCTCGAATATTTGCGACAAATAGCGCATATGGGACCTCACATCCTTGTGACCGGTCAAGGCAAAATCTTAGGTAAGTTTGTCATTCTTTCCGTGGAGGAAAAGCAGAGTGTTTTTCATCATAATGGCACCCCCAAAAAACAAGAATTTACAGTAAAATTGAGAGAATATGGTGAAGACCTATGAGTGATCTTTACAGAACCAAAGAAGGTGATATGGTCGATGCCATTTGCTGGAAATACTATGCCAAAGGTCAACAAGCGCTTGCTGTTGAACGGGTCTATGCGGCGAATTTGGGGCTTGCAGACTATGGACCCATTTTAACAGCAGGCATCACAATAGTTTTGCCGTCCCTCCCCTATCCCAAAGCCACACCCGTGATCAGAATTTGGGGTAGCAAATCATGAAACCTTTTTGCATGGTTCTGGCAAATGGAGAAGACATTACCAAAACTCTCATGGATTATGTTTTGTCGATTGAAATTACTGATGAGGCAGAAGACAAAAGCGACCGTATCACCATAGAGCTTGATGACCGTATACGCGACAGTGATAATGGCTTTCTTGACATTCCTTTAATCGGAACAGTTCTTTCCGTGACACTTGGCTATGAAGGCGGTAAAAACCGTGATATGGGAGCCTATCTGATAGACGAAATCTCTGTAAGCAGCCCACCACAAAGCTTAAGTGTGACAGGGCGCGCCGCCTCCATGAACACGTCTTACAGAACCCCAAAAAGCCAATCCTATCACCAGCAAACCCTTGGCAGTATTGTTCAAGAAATAGCACAGCGTAATGGTTATAGTGCAAAGGTTGATCCTTCTCTTGCAAAAATCGTTGTGCGTCACATTGATCAAACTGCTGAAAGTGATATGGCTTTTGCCACACGCCTTGCAGAAGAATATGATGCGGTAGCAAAGCCCGTTGATGGAAAACTTGTGCTCGCCAAACGGGGCGAAGGCAAAGCCATCACCGGCGAAACACTCCCTGTTGTTGTTATCCATGAAAAACATTGCACCTCTTGGGATTTTAAATACAGCGCACGGGATGAAGCAGGTGCAGCAAATGGCTTAGAAACGGATGGTGGTGATGACCAAAAAGCCGCGGCTGATGCACGTGCACCAGAAGAGATAGATGATGATGAAAACTCCATCCATATGGATGAAAATGATCTACCAAATCCATCTGAAGCAGAGAGAGGAGAAAAAACAGAAAAAGAAACGGAAAAGCAAGAAGAAGAGAAAAAAGGCGGTGTTCTCGCAACCTATCATGATATCCGCAGTGGTGAAAAAAAAGAAGTCAAAGTTGGAAAACCACCATTTCATGAACTCAAATATACCTACCATAATCAATCAGAAGCTGTTGCGGCCATTGCTGCTTATCGTAATAAGTCATCACGCGGTAAGTCTTCTTTCTCATGTGATATTGGTGGAGATCCCTTTGTGCAAGCAGAAGCAAAACTTGTTCAAGATCCCCCTTTCCGACCTTATATTCCGGCAGAATGGCGCATCAAAAGCGTCAAACACAAACTTGATAAAATGGGTGGTTACACCACAAAAATAGAGTGTGAGCTTTTTGACGAATCACAAGAAGATGCGGCTGGAAACGTTGCAAACACAACACCAGACAAGGATGATACCCTTGATCCAAACGCTCCACCCAATGCATGCGATGAAGGCGAAGGCGTCATCCATATGGATGAAAAGGATATATAAACAAAACTATCTGATGATGATAAAAAGCATATTCCTATCCGAAAAGAAATCTAATTTTTATTTCACTATTCCTAAAAATACAGCCAAACAGCGTTCAATTTCTAACATTTTATCTACCGGAATGGAGCCGAAAGTGGAACTAACTTTTTCACATCTTACCGTCATAATCTTATCAATCATTACTTGCGAAGGCTTTTGTAAACCATTTTTGCTGTCTGGATAAAGAGTAATACGAAGTAATGGCGCCGAAACAAGTGTACTTGTAATTGGTAAAACTGTTACACTTGTATGTTCACTAAATTGATTAGCTTGAATGATCAATGCAGGTCTTGGTTTACCAAAATCCCCTTGCATAGCTATTGTTACAAGAGATCCACGCATCATTCTGTCCAGCCATCAACATCCATTAAAGATTGATCCATAAACAACTGCATAGATGTATCTGTTTTATCTCTTTTTGCCACTAAGCGACATTGACGACGGCACTCTTCTGCAAAATTTGGTTGGCGTGTATCTGGCACCCAAATTTGCATCAAGCGTAATCCCGCTTTCCTTTGTGCGTTGCGATGTTTTTGAACCCGTTCATTGACATGCATTGTAGCCATAACAAAATCTCCATTATGTTTCATGTAACGTATAACACAGAAAAAAGTTACATGAAACGAGATTTTTAATAATACGCAATAATTACAATTTTATATTTTCACGCATCCCCACCTTGTGTAGGGATTTTTTATGGAGAGTCATATGCGAACAATATCATCAGAAGGACTAGCACTTATCAAACAATGGGAAGGTTTGCGTTTGAACGCCTATAAAGATGCCATTGGAGTGTGGACAATAGGTTATGGACATACAAACACCGCCGGAAAACCTTTTATTTATGAAGGCATGACAATCACTGAAAAGCAAGCAGAAGAACTTCTTTGCCAAGACTTAAGACAATTTGAAAATGCTGTTGAACGCGCTGTTACGGTTTCATTAACGAATGAACAATTCGCGGCGTTAGTGTCTTTTTGTTATAATGTAGGAACAGGAGCTTTTTGTAACTCGACACTGTTAAAAAAGCTCAATCAAGGTGAATATGAAGCAGTGCCAGCCGAGCTACAGAAATGGACAAAAGCAGGCGGGAAGCGTCTTCAAGGTCTCGCACACCGACGTGCAGCAGAAGCAGGCTTATGGGTAAAAGGGGCTTATGTTTCCTCCAATTATCAAACAGTAGAAACACAAGAGCCAACGGGGCTTTTCAAAGCAGAAGCGCTTGCACCTATTATTGGCTCTTTCTCAGGTCTTGGAGGCTTTTTAGCAGGCAATGGACCACTCCAATGGGCTTTGGCAACCATCATGGTTTTAGCGGCATGTACTGGACTTTTCTTGGTCGCTAAACGTTTTCAGGAACACCGCCTATGATCTTATGGATGAAAAGAAATCTGATGCTAACAGGCGCGGCTTTAGCCGCTTTTTTTATGATTTTAGCAAGAGCTTTTACCCTTGGAAAGAAGGTTGAACAGCAAAAACAAACAGAAAATACTCTAAAGACAGCAAAAACACGGCTGGAGGTGGAAAGTGAAGTTAATCAAAAAAGTGATGCTGATGTGCGTTCTGCTCTCTCTGACTGGTTGCGCAACAAATAAAGTTGTTTCTTCTTGTGTTGGCTGGTTGCCAATTTATTTAGACAAGAAAGATCTGAACGCCATCAGTTCAAACTTAGCAAGAGAGATCTTAAAGCACAATAATCTAGGTGAACGCGTGTGTGGGTGGAAACATGGCTAGAAAAAAAACACAAGACAATATAGAGCTTACAGAAGCAGAAAAAGAACTACTTCAAGAAATCATCATGACCTACAAAAGTGTAAAAGTGATGTCTCGTTATACGAAATGGATTGTATTCATTATACTCTTATTAGCGCTTGATTTTTCACGTATTATGGATGCATTAGTAAGTATTTTTACACAAAAACCAAATATCCGACTCTAAACATATTCTGAGACGCGCAAAATTCTTTAGCAAATGGATTCTCAATTTCGCGCGTCTCGCAGATGCGATAGACAATGTATTTGCACATTTAAAACAGTGGCTAAGCAAAAACTGAAAGCTTTATCCCCTCCCCGCTTTTGAGACGGGGAGAAGAGTTTCGCTTTTTACTTAAGCAACCTTTTTAATGGGATTCTCCAAATTTGGATTGTAAGTTTTCAACAAGGGCTCCATAATAGAAGGAGGTTTTAAAGATCCAAAATTTGTAATCATTGCTAGAATTCTAAGTGCATTTGGTGATTCATCTTGAAGTTTTAAAATCAAAGCTTTTTCTATTGCATCCATGGTTTCAATGAGAGCATTAAAAGCCTTATCTTCAACATCATCACGATCAGAAAACTGAAACAACGCCATCCACAAATCACATAAGAAGTCTATACTGGTATTCATTGCACACCCCCAAAGATTTGTTCTCTCAAACATGCCAATCCTTTTGGTGTAATTTTAGTTGAGGGTAGCACCTTTTCTGTACCATCAGGTCTTTGAATGGTAATAGCGGGACAATCCATAAATCCTTTTTTGATCTTGTCCTGATAAGGTAACAACGGAGCCCCTGGAGCCCGTCGATACACCCAATCATGTTTTCGCAAATAATCCGTTAAATCCTTAGGTCGTACCTCTAGCATTTTTGCTGCTTCAATAAGACCGAATAAACCATCAGAGCGTTTTAAACCATCAAGTGCTTTTGCTTTTGGTGCTAATTCTGCAATGGTGTTATCCTTCTGCTCGATTTGACTTTGTAGATGATTCAAGAAACCTATCATTGCTTGAGGACTTGAATAGTCAATTTGCGGTATAGCTACTTGTTTTTCCAATTCTTGCCAACGGTCAATGATTTTTGCACGTAAAGCAGTGCTGTAACCAGACACGAGAATTAAACATTCACGCTTGGGTAAGTTATAACAAGGGCGGCTTTCACCTTTGCTGTCAAGGTAATAACCACTAAAATCAACCACCCCAAATTTGGGGGCGTTAAGTTCTTCAAGTATTTTCTTAATATCACGCATGACATGGTCATGTCTTTTCCCACACAACTCAGCAATCTCACGACTAGACATAGTTTGAGTGGTAGCACTATGAGAAGTACTTTCTCTGATTTCTATAAAAGTGTTCATTATGAACTCCTGTGTAATAGACGTTTTTCATTGACACTCAAAAAGAGTGCCGGGTGCTGAAAAACACGGTACACAGTCCGTCGTTACGCTTTCCCCATAAAGAGTATTGTATAGCGCAACTACACCCGACAAATCTATTATACGCATGTAGCATATAATGAGTCAAAGTCTTTAAATGCGGAAAAGAGATTGTTTCGGCAATCCACCCGCTGTGTATTTAAGGCGTTTTTCAGGCACCTGATTCGACAATAGACACATTGATGCCATATTGTCAAGCCTTTCCTGATATAAAAGACGCCCATTGCTCTAAAAGAACACGCCGTTGTTCCAAAAAGTCTGTTCGCATATAAGCTTTCGTCACTGAATTCCCAACTGAATGCGCAAGAACAGATTCTGCAATTTCAAATGGTGTTGACGTTGTCTCTGCTATCCAGTCCCGTAAGCTTGAACGGAAACCATGGGGACGATAAGTCAAACCACAAACTGTCATATACTTTGCCATGGTGGCATCAGAAATGGGGTTGCCTTTAAGACCAGAAAAAAGAAAACCATTCTTTTCAAAGGGGAGAGTTTTTTCAATAACTCTCAAAGCTTCATCACTTAGTGGCACGCGAAAGTCTGAAACTTTCCCTACAATACCTTTCATGTTTTCTTTGGGTATCGTCCATATATTTTTGTCAATTTGTTCAAGGCGCAAATAGCGCAATGGATATGACCGTGCTCCCGTCAAAATCAGTAACTTCAGTGCTAAATTTGAGAGGATATCATCCTGTAACTTTTGATAAAAAGCCGGCACTTCTTGCCATGGCATAGCAGGAATATTTGTTGATGTCGCACGTGGTTTTCCTAAAAGCGCGCGTGCCTTCATACAAGCCTGTAGATCAACATCTAAACCAAGAGCCGCGGCATATTTCAAACAAATATTGATACGGTTAAGTGCCTTTCGCGCTGTATCTGCTTTTTCATGCCAAAGGGGTGCGAGAACATTGCGAATGATATTAGCTGTTAATTTTTCTATAGATAATTTGCCTATGTGTGGAATAACGTGCAACTCGAGTGGAGAAAACCAGCGGCCGTTTTTGCCTTCATTTTTCAACTCTGCTTTCTTGCTTTCAAAAGCCGCTTGCGCAATTTCTTGAAAAATATTGCTTTGCTGTTTCAAAATAGTCTGTTCTCTAAAGACAATAGGATCATTGCCTTCTTTAAGAATATCACTATAATATCTAGCAAGCTCGCGTGCTTCTTTTAAAGAAAGTTTCGTAACAGGACCAAGTCCCATTTCACGACGCTTATTGTGGTGCGTATAGCGAAAAAACCAAGAGCGCGTATTATCTTTTCGGACATTTAACCATAGCCCTGCCCCGTCACAATATTTACCCTGAGGAGAAGTCTTTACGAATGATGCTGATAACCGATGAATCGCTCTCAC